ATGGGAGGGAGTGGAATTCACATGTACCAACACAAGTACCAAGGATATTCCATTTACAAATTATTACTGGTTTAATTTCACACCTACTACTTACTTCAAAGAACACCATCATGCATGGTTCAGAATATAAAAATAACATTACTCAATTCCCCTTAAAAGCTCACTTCCAGAACTCAAAAGGCGTTTCCCACATCTTGTTTTTGAATCTCTTTGTAATTAAACTTGAAACGTTAAAAAAGAATTATGCAAGCATTCTCACACTTTACGAGTCATCGGCGCGAATGCTCGAGACCGGCCACCATCCGTTGCCACCCTCGTCGTAAGCAAGTTCGACAGTTGCCTCATCCTCCGATGTGGGCGACTCGACGATGGACACAATTGTCGCACCTGTGACTTCGCGATCTTCAATACGGTGAACATGTTGACCAACGACGAACGAGTGGGCCATAGTTTTTCTTGTCTGACAATGTTTCACATTTTTAATTTTTACATATTACGCACATGCACGGCCAAAGTAATATCCTTGGGTTGCACACCAACTCGCTTCGCATGTAGTGCCAGCTTTTGCGATAATTCAAAGATACTGATCACATGCGCCTCGGCCTCGGTTTGCAGGGCGAGTATCGCATTCTTGGTAAAGCGCAAATCTGTTTTATATTTCGCGGCAATCTCGCGAACAACTCGATTAAAATTTAGTAATGGAATGAGAAAGTCGGTGGTGTCTTGGAGCTTTCGAATTTCTGCAAGAGCCTTATCATCGTCAACGTCATCATCTTCATTCTCGTTGTTGTCCAAACGTATGCCGTCATCTTCAACTTCATCTGTATCTGCATTGTCGATGTCTTCGCTCTCGTCGTCGTCGCTTGCCTCGTCGCTTGCCTCATCGTCGCTCGCCTCGTCGCTTGCATCTTCTGTGTCCGTATCAGGCAGTGCATCAAATAAATTATTCATATCCATGGCTGATAATTTCAAAAATGAATGTTTTGTTTTGCATGTTTCGCAGTGTTTATGTATGTATGCGTTTAATAAATTAGCACCTGGCCCCATCCCAATCAAGGTCCGGCAGCCAACACACACATGGGGATGTCGGCAAGTCGACTCGATGAAGACATGGGCTTCACTGGTGGGCAATCACCAATTTTTCCAGGGTTGTATTCTGTAGGCACCATTTGTGCTGGTTTGAAAAAGTTGTTGAGCTCCGGGCTCGCTGCTTCAGCCGCTGCCGGTTTACGGCTCAACGTTGAGCACGCCGTCATGGGAGGTTTTTCTGTCAAATCCACCGCACCTGATCCGCCGCCGCCCATTCCGATCCCAAATCCAGACTCGCCTGCAGGCGGCTGGGGTCCCTCCTGAAAAACCGGCTCCTCACCGCCGTGCGGTGCATACGACTTTGCTACAATGCTTTTTTGTGGGCGCATCGCATAGATGCCCAATAAAATGACAGCAATCGCGAACAACAAATAAATTCCGGCGTTCATCTCTGTCTTCAGTCGAGAGATTATCTAACGCCCAGTATGTGCAATAACCTTGGCAGCAATTGCGCCTCTGTCCGCCCCTACAACACGATCAATTTCCGTTCCTTGTCGCACGAATACAATAGTAGGGAGACGAGACACATCAAAGGCCGCCGCAATGTTTTTCATAACATCCACATCCACCTTGAGGATTAGAACACGCGGAAATGTGTTGGCAATGCCCTCAAATGTAGGGGCCAATGCACGGCACGGTGCGCACCAGGGAGCATAGAAATCAATCACAACCAACTCATTCGTGTCCCGTAGAGCCATCTTGAACACATTATCGTCTGTGATGTCTGCAATCGGCATGGTGTCTTAAAGCAATCTATCTTACAAGCTTTAAATAAGTGGGCGTGCCATGCCATTCCTCGAGCTTGCCGCGTTTGCATGCTTGGCCATGGCCATTGCTGAAATTGTGACTGCTGCGTGCATTGCGCGAGAACCCCGCGAACAAGTGAACCATGTATATTTTTGGCAGGTCCAGCCCATCCTGCCGCCCCCGGTGCCAATTGATTCCATATCGAATCGATGTGACGGCGTGATGGATGGCCCATGTGCAATCTGTCTTGAGGATCCGGGTGCTTCCAAACAAATACGCATCACAGTGTGTGGTCACAAATTTTGTGCGGAATGCTTTGAAGCATGGTATGCCAAAGTTCAGCGATGCCCATTGTGCAACACCGAGTTTCAAAATTAGACGCGCGCATAGTGCAAAGAGGGCATGCACGGGCCGCACGCTAGTTTTGAGTCCTTGACAACCGCTGTTGCCGCCAATGTGCGCGGTGAACCCACTCCCAAGCTTTATATGGCTATTATGTTCAAACCGAAACGCAATGAAACAGTTTCGAGAGGATGGAAAATGAAATGGTGGGACGATACGTCCGCGTCACCGCCGCAAGTTACGAAATTTGAACTGTCATTTGACGACGTACATTCTCTCGTGATGGAGGACTTCATTTGCAGAGACGAGATCCGTCAAGAGTATGTTAGCGGCGCAATGATGCGCAACAATCTATATTTCTTGATGTTCTATGAAAAACATTTCCCTGACGGCCACACAACATACGTGTCTGCCGGATTCATCTTGGCGCGCATCATCGGTAAAAGCCTGTATATTGACATCATTTGCACCGAAAAGCCGCCACCGAAGCCAACCCCTTTCGCAAACCATAAAGGCAGCCTGCTCATAGAGCTCGCTATCCAGCATGCACGCAGATGCAAGCTTGAGCAAGTATCGTTGTCGGCGCTGCCTAATGTCCTGACATACTATCCGCAATTTGGCTTTGCACATCGCATGAGGTGCGACACACCACCTGATATGGTGATTCCCAATACGCTCATTGCACTTGCAAAAACGCGTGATGATAAGTATGACCCTTACGAGGATGAGGAACTCATTGATTTTATGACGGAGTTACAATTAAATGGGTATGGAACAATGTACGATAAAGACTGTCGAACAAAAGGAAAAACGAAAAAGGAGGTGGTGAAAGCGATGAAGGAGAAAAAATGCGGCGACAATGGATTTAAAATGCGGCTTTGCTTGGCGCCGCCGCCGCCGCCGCTTGCATCGTTCAAGTCGGCTGTGTCGTCGCTGTCATCGTTCAAGTCGGTGTCGCCCACATCGTCTAGGTCATCTTCTTCGTCATCCATGACATCACCAAAAATATCAAGAGATGTCGTGGGCAAGTCAAAAGCAAAGGTTGCATCTCATTCAAAAGTATCCACACGACTCGATGCCGTTGGCAAATCAAAGGCCATTGCATAAAATATATGATGTATATGTGTAGTATCATGAACGACCAATTTGTGTGCAAAACCTTTGAAGAAGGTTATAACAACCTTATGAAGGCTGCAAAAACATTCGTGGAGTTAAATGATATGACGGAGTTAAGTAATAAATTCAACACTGCAGCTAGCGTCCTACTACGAAACAATTGTCAACGTATCGATGTTTTCATTAATAACAAAAATTTAGCCTTAGAGGATTTTGATTCAGGCCCTCGAAATGGAATTTATCTACAAAAGTTCCAAGAAATAAGTGTACCAGAATTCAACTATAAGGTGATTTGGGACTTTGATTTAGGATCACCTCAAATCGTTAAAAAAGAAGACATGAGCGGCGGTGCAAAACGCAAATACATGGGCAGAACCTACAAGGTGCGCACAGGTTCTCGCGGAGGTCACTACATAGTTGTTGGTAAGGACAAAAAGAAGGTTTATGTTTGAGCGTCGTCGTCGTCGTCGTCGCTCTCAAAGTCAGGAACCACAGTAGTTGGTTGGTCGTCGCTGTTGTCTTTACCACCCTCCCCCTCAACAGTGTACCCATTCTTTTTATAAAACTGAAGGCGCCGCTTGCCTTGGTTTACATACAAGCTAAAGTCATCCCAAATGTCAATTGTAAGCGGGATGTGTTTGCGCTCGCTCGGCTTTTGGCGTTGAATGCGCCCTATCGGTTGCTCGATTGCCGAAACGGGAGATGCGAGCACCAGCGTGTCGAGCGCCGGAATGTCCATGCCTTCGCTGCTCATGGCAAGGGTTGCCAGAATAATATCCTTGCTTTCGCTGTCTTTGAGCTCGTGCTCTTTCATGCCACCCACATAATAACCAACCGAGCCCAGTTTGCGTTCTAGAATTTGGCGCTCAAGCTCTTTCAAGTGACCGCGGCGGTCGCTTAGAATAAGAACGCGGCGCGCGGGCTCCTTTTTGAGGGCGGCCTCGAGTTCATCGAGAATAACCTTCGTGCGCGGTGCCCAATTGCACACGGCCGACAGCATCTGCGAAACATTACGCTTGCCGTTCCACATCATGCATTCCTTGCTGTATCCCGGATTTGGATCGAAATACGGCACCATGCGCACAATCATCTGGCTTTCCGTGCGCTTCTTGTTTTGATACACCGGCTTTCCCAAATACCATTCGAACACTTTGCGCAAGCCATCTTTCCTGTCGAGTGTTGCAGATAACCCCAAAAATATGCGCGATGTCACCTTGGGAAGTGCTTGACTGAAGACCTCTGCCGACAAATGATGGCACTCGTCACTCACAATAAGTCCAAATTGCTCAAATAAAGTCGGCGGGTATTCTTTCATTGCAAGCGATTGCAGACTGGCTAACACAATATCGCAGTCGTCAACGGCAAGTAGCTTGGCTTTTATTATGCCCACCTTTGCGTCTGGTAAAAATTGTCCTATGCGCTCCTTCCATTGATTGAGAAGGAACTCTTTGTGGCAAATCACGAGCGTCTTCTTTTTGATGGCCGCAGAAAGATATAGGGCAAGGACGGTTTTTCCACCTGCACACTGGAGTGAAATAATGCCACCCATGCGCACAGGGTCAGCGGCCGCCTCAAGAAACGCATCAACTGGCGCTTGTTGTTCGGGCCGTAGCGTTCCTTGAAATTGAAGGCGAGGACAGTCGTCGCCATGGTGCAAAGTGTCGTGCTTCGGTGGTCCAAAGGTTTCGAACCCAAACACTCGAGGCATGTATAGTTTTTTGGTACTTTCACGATAAACTGGAAACGGTTGTACGAGATCCGCTCCCGGCGCAGATGGATTTGTGCGCGGTTTTACTGTGAGCGTTTTCTTTAGCTTTTCAACGAGTTCCTCATTACCTTCCTTGTCAATTGCGTACCCCCTTTGCGATAAGTAAGTCACGGGGCTATGCTTCTTCATGCTGTGCGATTCATACTCAATGTTGTTTTTCGTTTAGATGGGCGTTTTTTCGAGCCATAGGTATAGGTGAGATGCAAACGGCTATCGATTTTGGAATTTGGTTGCTGGCGCTTGCGTTTTTCGCACTTGCCTTCATTGTGGACCTTGAAAGATTTTCTTTCTTGCGCCGCGACGAAGTGCAGCTTGTGCTTGGTGTGCTAATCGTCGGGTTCATTGTGTTCGTCGACGCTGTTGTCGGTCTGTTGTTGGGCCTCGGCTTCTTAGTGCTTTTCTACCGCACACACAGTGCCATGATGCCCACAGGCGAGTCTTGGGCTGGTTCTTTCCGCGATCACGACTTGATGGTCACCGTGGACAACTACATTACACCTAGACATCTAGAACAGGCTCAACAAAACACAATTGATGCAAACACTAATAATAAAATGGTTGGCATCAAGGACCCTTACGGCGGCGCAGTTTATGATGCCCAAGGCACGTTTGACGCGATGCCCGGCAATGACCTCATGGAGTCACGTTACTCGCCGATAGTTTCTTAGTGCGTTATTATAGATAATGGCAAGAGCAACTCAAAAAGGAGGCTGTGCATGTAGTGCTGCGAATCAACAAGGCGGGTACGGCGGAGGGCGGCGGGCGCTCAGTTGGTCGTTGATAGCTGGCCTTCTTGTGTTGGTAGTTGTTATTCTTCTTTGTATAGTGGTTTGGCTATGGACACGAGCGCATAGTACAACAAAGTTAATAATAGCATCTCCGGTGGCGATGCGCACCCCACAGGCAGCTGATGCGACCGTAAATGAAGTGAAGCCAAATAAATTGCCAACCTACTTCAACACTGAGTATCAACAAGTTGGCATTCTTACGTCACCAAATGAGCGCGAAAATGGCGACCCCATGATATTGCCACTCTTTGGCCGCCGCATGGAACGCCACCATCGATGGCAATACTACGCCGCGAGCGAAAAGCCGCAGCACTTGTGGCGGGTGCCTGTTCACGTTGGAAACCGCGAGTGCGAAGAGACAGTGGGGTGCCCCGAAATTCAAAATGGTGATACGGTACACGTGCCCGTTTATCCAAACCGTGCCTTCATTGCGTCCATGTACAAGTTAGATGCACCCAAATATTTTGCCGACCGTGTGTGACTGGCCCCAAAAATAAAAATCGTTGAAGAGATGGTGAGTTTTCCCATTCTGGTCATTGACAATATGGATCTGTCAAAATACTACAACAACGAAATGCTGTCCGACTGCACGGTCGACATCCGGCTGTCGGCTGATCCGTCGAATATTGAGAAACTGCCCGCTCACATATTTATGTTGGCGCGGTCTTCCGGAATTATGCGAACTGTCCTCGAGATGCAAAATCAACAGCAAATCATCAAGCCAGTAGTCCCTGTCCAATTCGACACAAATGAAGAAGTGGCTGCCTTCAAGCACATGCTTTGTTTTTTCTATAGCAACAACATGAACCACATTGATGATCCAACGCCCCACGTGATGCTTCGTGTTATTAAAATGGCTGACCGGTTTGATGCCCCGTCATGCTTCAATGCTGCCCTTCGAACCCCCTCGTTCTGGAATACTGACTTGGCAAGTGATCTGGATTTGTGCATGGAGATTATCGATCATTCTCGTTTCAAAAATATGCCCCGCTGGTTGGACCTACGGTTCAAGACCACAAAGGACTTGGCAAACAAGTTGTGCGAATTCGATGCGTCTCATCAGGTTTGGGATATTATTCAAAAATTGAAAGCCTCGGCGTGCGGAGGTACCATGCGCTTACTCCTAATTCATCTTGGACAAATGCGAATTGGAGCTGAGAAAATTATGTTGAGCGAGTGGGCGAGTGACAAGAAAGCAAAGGCTCAAGAGGTATATGACAAGGTGGACAAGGTGCTCGACATGTTTCACCTCATGTGCTTTATGCCTGAAATAAAGACTGACGTCGTTAAGCTCTCCGCATTCGCTGATGTGATGGTGGCCGCCCGTAAGGGGAAGATTACAGAGGACGATCACGCTTTTGTTATTGCAGGGGTCGTGAGTTGGTCTCTTTACATGTCCGTCAAGCATGAGTTCACGTCCCGAATCTTAAACCATCTGTTGCTTTTGCAATACAATAAGATCCCATTCACGAATAAGTTTGACAATATCGTGTCAGCTTGGCGCAAGTCCATGGATATGGAAGAGGTCGAGCGCCCTGCCGCAATAAAACGCGACCATGTGTAAAAAACAATATCACGCTATTATTTATAGAGTATGAGTACTTCCAAAAGCTCTTCGTCAAAAGGACGACGGTCTTCTCAAAGTACTCCCTCCCCACGAATGGAAAGGGCGCTGAACTACGAAGAATATGATGAGCATGAGGCATACAATTATGACGACCTGCTCGACGAAGAACTAATAAACTATATCAATGATAGAAAGTTCCATAATTCGAACGGCATCAGCAGATCATCCAACAGTGTGGATGCACGGCGTTACATCGATAACATATCCATCGGTAAAGTCGTGTCAAATGAAAAAGACTCAAGTGGGCGTCCAGCCAAAACACCGAATTCCACCTCACCACCTCATGTGGCCGATCTTAAAGCTGCGAGGAAAGTGCGCGATAAACTTTTGGCAATCATTTGGGCCGTGACGAAGTCCGCAATCAACTTAAATCGTGGAGTGTTTGAAAAGAAGCATCCTTTTACTTTCCCGTTGTACGCCAATTTGGAATGGACCTTAGCCAATGCTCTTTGCAAGCGTTTTATGGCCTCCATGATTGTTTCAGCTGACCTACATGATGATCTAATGGAGCGCAGCAGCGAAGGGCGTGCGAATCACATAGTGCATCGTCTCTTGCATTGTTCGTACAACACCGAGTATTTCAAAATGGCCAAAAAGGCGTTCGAAGAGGACATGGTGCTTGAAACCAGAAAAGAGTTTACTTACAATGAGAATGCATTGGAGACTTTAGCGCGCCGCAACCGCTTTTATTCGAGCGAGTTTGTGTACGCTTCGAAACATCACCATCACAGAGTACCCGATCTCCCGACATTTTTCCATGTGTTGTTCAGTAAACAATCAGTCCGTGACGCGCATTATTCAACAATACAAGGACTTCTTTTGCAATGGCTCTTTCGGCCACGCAATGTTCCGGTGTCCCTTGGGTCCGCTGATGCCTCGCGCCCTTCATATAGTGACATGCCCAACGAGGTACGCCAACTCATGATGGAAAAGCTGCCCCCCGAATCGTATAAAGCTATGCGTAGTGTCGATAAATTTCACTCGGGCGCGAATAACATGAAACCCAGTCATGCTCACATGCTGAAGTTCAAAAAACTATTTGATGGATTGCTGCGCAAACGCATGGGTTTGTGTCCGTCAAGCGACCCACATGACAACAACCCCTATTCTCTTGTTTGGTACAAGTGGTTTATAGATGATGTCAAAACATACGTAGATGCCCTCGTAAAATATGCCGTCATGATGATTGACAAAAAGGGGTCGCCCGCCATACTCGGCCGACTATACATGGATAATTTCATCGGGGCATATATACCAATAGAGGGGATTCATAAAGAAGATTTCTTTGACAGCCACCTCGCAAGCAGTATGCGCGATTTTGTTGAAGAGAAAGGGCCTATCAAATTTACCACAAGCATTTGGAACAGTGCACAGGTAGGCTTGTTTGATGCACTGGATTTGATATCTGCAGAAGACTATCACATAACATTGGATTTCTTGGAGTTCATTGAAGGATACCCGATCGACAGCGTAGATACAGTATACGATTACGAGTACGAATTCCTTGAGCGCCGCAATGCATCCGCATCCGCATCCTCATCCGCTAGCTCATAAGCTCCGCATCACCATCACCATCAAATATCAAGCTTCCACATGAGGATGTAGAAGACAACGGCAAGTAAGATCACGCGCGCCGCCATCATGTAAATCTCACTTGTTGAGAGAAAGGGAATACGTGATGAGATAAGGTCTGCCAACATTGGGTGAAACAGAATGGCGGCGACAATCGCAGCAAAGAGGGCGCGCTTTGCGATGTCCGTTTGAAATCCGCCTTGCGGAGGACCCATCATCATCGGGAAGTTGGGCATCGGCGCATGATGGGGCATTTGCGCATGATGGGGCATTTGCTGGGCATGGGGCATCATGTTTGGTGCCCGATTGGCTGCAGTTGCGGCTGCGACCTCGCTCTCCATTTCCTTGAGAACGTCACGAATCGCGGGGTCCTCAATCATTTGTTGCGACGGAGGCGTAGGAGGCAAATTTTGCACTGGCGTGCTCATGGGCGGCGGAGAGGCCATCGCTTAGCTTACTAGTGAATAAACGCGAAAGAAAAAGAATTAATACGGACGCGGTGCATTCATGCATGCACCGGTGTTGCTTTGTTTTTGTTTTTGTTATCACAGTCGACATGATACGGAAAGTATTTTACACACCGCCCACCAACATCAAATGTTTTATCTTTAATGCTCGACATGGGTGCCGCTCTAACAACGCGGCATTGACTGTCTTTGCAAACACGGCGAAATACGCTCGCTAAACCGAGGCCGAGCAAAATGCTTACACACAACTGGCCCTTTTCATTTCGTAAGAGGCGGTCGACCACGTTATCAGCAGATGGCAATAATTTACGAAACAACATCTACACTCACTTACTGAACCATAAGAAGACTATTTCGGCGTGACCACGAAAGAAATGGTCCAAAAGTGGTCGAAAGTCATGTGTAACTTTTCGGTCAACGAGCCAGCAAATAAAAATCACGTAATGAAAAGATGGTAAAGGAAAGATTCATTATTCAACTGACGAGACCAACTGAACATCTTGAAAAAACATGGATACAAGTATCAAAAGATACTGGCTTTATTTATGTCAACGTGGGCCACCATGGGCGATTTTATGCAAACCTTTCCAAGAATGTGATTTTCGTTACAAAAACAAGAGTAGGTTCGTATAAGATAACTTATACAGGTCCGTGGGAGACGGAACAAGGAAAGCTCATTGGAAATGCCGTGACCAAGACATACTATTTTACAGTGAGTACACGAGACCGTGCGGCTTTTGAGAAAGTCTTTGGTCTTTCATAACACCTTGGCTTCGTTGAAAGGTAAAATGAGGGGACTTGTATCAATAGAATCAATGAGATTTACTATTTTCGTGCAATAAAACCTCCCTCCGCTCAAATGTGTCACTATGATGATGTGTTCATTACCATAATCATCATACCACTTCATTTTTACTTATTCTAACCTTTTAAGCCTTAAACCTCTGCACAATTGAAGCATTTAGCATAGTTGCGAACGTCACCCATAGAAGATACGGGATCAAAAGCAACCATGTGCGGCCTCCAAGACGAGAGAACAAAATCATGGTCAGCACTATGAGGCCAAGTAGTAGAATTATCAATGTAAGTGCTATCTCAGGTTTTCTAAGTACAAAGAATACGGGACTCCATGCAAAATTGACAATTAACGATAATATATAAACAGCAATGCCGGCAATTGCTAGCTTATTTCCGCGCCGGGCCTTCCTATACACGGGAATGCTGGCGATGCCCATAAGAATGTAAAGAATTGTCCATGCCGGTGCAAAGACCCATGGCGGCGGTGTCCATGTTGGTTTATTCAGGGAGTTATACCATTCACGGCCTTGTTTTGGACCAGACAGATAACCAATGAGGCTTCCGCCAATCAGTGGAATTGCTGCAAAAAGATAAGGCCACATGTTGCTTTAATTGTTGATAAGCTTCTTTTTCCAAGTTATGACCCAGTTGTCAAGCTCGAACTCAATGGTGTAAGACAGCGCGATCGCGCTATCGCGCATTGCCATGCACACTGACTTACAAAGTTCTTCCACTTCGGTATGTGTAAACAAGTGATAAAATCGCAAATTTGCACCGCGCCAAGGAATAAGGTAATCGGTTGTGAATGGACTTATGCGTTCCCATTTTGTGTCTCGTTTCTTCGTATTCGTTTGCTCGTATGCCCAGACCGTTATCATAGCAAGTCCATCGGGTTCTAACGATTTCAAGAGACCAATAACCACGTTCACCCGTGCTTCAAAACTAGCAATGTGGTGCAAAACAGCAATGCAAATAACTGCTCCCACTGAATTGGTGCGCACTGGCAGGTTTTCGCAAGACACTTGAAACAAGTCTTTCATAGAGTCCCCACTTTTTGCCGTGTTCGCATGCTGCAACAGCTCGTTTGTGATATCACACCCAATATAAACTAAGTCGCTTCTTACATTTGTATATTTACCATTTCCACATCCGCAATCAAGAAGAATCGTATATTTGTCAAGGGATTCTATGAATTGTTTTACTTTATTCCAGTGATTGTATCGCGTACGCGAAAACTCGTCTGCAATTGCAGCATATGTGTGCGCAACACTCGCAATCATCTCTCAATATATGATCTGCACATCCCTTTATGCGGCCGTCAAATTTTTTGCCATGTAACCAAGTACCGTTTCAGTGTAGCCCTGCTTTTCATAGTAGCCTTTCGTGCCTTCTCCAGCAATGATGAGCACTTGCGTCTTACCAAGGCGCATGCTCAAGTCTTCTGCTATCGCAAGCAGTTGCTTGCCAATGCCCTTGTGTTGGGAGTGGTTGTGTTCATGCTCTAGGGTGTCATGTGTTTGCGTTGTTTTTTGTAGCTTTCCGTAAACGTGCAGCTCCCGAACCCATGTGTGGTCATTGATAGAAGGATGTGGCGAAGGCGTTGTTACCGAGGGAACACGAAGTCGCAAGAAGGCATACAGCGTTTCCTTCGCAGGGTCCACGTGTTCCGCTGATATAAAGAATTCGGTGCCGCCAGAGGCATTATATTCCCGTATCATGATGTGCGCATTGCTTGGGTCATATGTCGCAAGCTTAACCTCGCGGCATCGTATGCATCTGCAGCGCTGATGCCGCCGCTTGAGAAGAACTTGGAGGTCTTGTCGAAGATTCGGGCGGTCCCCTGAGGCGATAATATAGTCACTTGGAATATCTCGAACGATGCGATTGAGGCGAATCCAAGGAAACACGGCGGCCTTCATATCAAGTAAAATGGGCGTGAGTTGTGTCTCATCATAGGGCATGTATTTGCCTTCTTTGTACCATTTTTCAATCACCGTGTGCGGCGTTGTTTCACATGGATACACTTTCCATTGGTCGACTTGTATGTCAGGATGTGTGACGGTTGTTCGTTCATAAACGTCAACGCCTTTAATTTCCTGGTTGGCTGGCGCGCGTTCGGCAGTACCAAGCAATTGGTCGACAAGCATATACCTGTCTGCATGAGGCGTTGCACCCGGCAGGTTGGGCATAAAGTGCGCGTCAATTTTATAGCCCCAATCCTTGAGAAGTTGAATGGCTTGAACCGTTTGGGCATATGTGCATTTTCGATTGACTTTCTTGAGAATTGCATCGTCAAAGTGTTGGATGCCAATTTGAACTCGGGTACATCCATAATCGCGAAGGGTTGTGAGCATGGCAGTATCGATTGTGTCGGGACGCGTTTCCAGCGTGAGGCCAATGACTTTGCACATTGCCGTCTTGTTTTCCGTGCGCTCATCGTACAAAGTCGACGGAGCCCGCCGTGCGGCTGCATTGACGCAGAATGTGTTAGCGGCGTAATAAATGTCGCGCACAAATTCCGTGCGGTACTCGAGCGGGTACGACTCCCATGTGCCACCAAGCACAAGCACTTCAAGTTTGTCAACGGGGTGGCCCGTGTCGAACAGATTTTCCATGCGCCCCCACATTTGTTGAAGGCAGTCAAACTTGTACTTATTTGCACGGAGAACACCAGGCTCGCCCTCCAAATAGCTGCGGGGCTGCCCGGGCTGATTGGGGCAATAGTAGCAGTTCCATTTGCACGAGAACTTTTGAGTAATTGTCTCACCCGCTTCGTTTGTGTAAGTTGGGTGAGGACTTGTAAAAATAGTAATGACCAAGACGCCAGAGTGGCTTTTGCCGCGATGAACGCGAAGGCGCTCTTCAAGTGTATGAAGTTGGTCCGCTGTCATACTCCCGCGCTCGCACAGTGTTCTTCCAATCTTTAGAAAGTATGAGTTTTTCATGCCCTTTGGCTTTATGGACAGTACACGCTCATTGCTTGCGCCAATCATTTCGTGAAGGACTGGAGTGTAATGTTGAATGTCTGCTTCATGGATGATAGGGTCTATATTAGGCTTATTTATGTGATTTGCAAACTTGGCATGAATTGCTTCATTTGACTCAATTGTGTACTCCATTTGTTATTGGTTGTGTGTGATGCATGTGGCAGCGAATTTGTCCTTTTTTAAACCAAGGGGCTGGCACAACATATTTATCCACGAGTTGTGGGCCATGTGAGGGCATCGTCAAACATGGATTTGAACTGTTGGCCAACTGTGCGATCGGGATTCATTTGTTCAGAGTACAATGAGCGCGGCACCATGACGAGCTTGGTCTTAACGGTGGGGCAATGTTGCGTTTGGTTGTAGTAACCTTGCATTACCATAATCATACCGACAAACATGACGAAAACAGCAACAGCTTTCATGGACCTCCCTTGCTCACATAAAAGAAAGAAAGATTGTGAGATAAAGAACCAGAAGCATGACCGATCCAAACATAAATGCTCTTATTGCAAATGGCACTACTGCTCCCATGTTTACGCTCGAGGGCATGAACACCTGGGGGCGCGTAACCAGTGTTTACGATGGCGACACTCTTACTTTGGCAATTCCACTATTTGGCGGCGTTTACCGGTTTTCAATGCGGGTCAATGGAATCGACACACCTGAAATCAAGAGCAAACTAGTGGAAAATAAGTTGCAAGCCGTGCGCGCTCGCAATCGGTTGCTTCAACTCATCGGCGTGCGCATTGAGCTCGAAGATGAATGGAAAAAGAAGGATATAGATGCCGCACTTGCAGCCCAACCGTTCATCATTTGGGTCGAATGCAGCGAGAGCGACAAGTACGGCCGGATTCTATGCAGCCTTTACAAAGACCCAATGAAAACCGAGAGTTTTGCAAACGTGTTGATTCGCGAGAACTTTGCTTATGCGTACGGCGGCGGTGCAAAAATGACCGAAGACAATCAAGTTTTAAACAGGCTCATTCTTTAGTTCCTCATCAGCCACTGCAAACGTCGACTTATAGTGAGGGTTGTCGTGATGGCCATCGAGTTCCTCTTGGAGCGTGGGCGCAGCGGCAGCAGCTTCTTCGTCACGGCGCTTTAGCCAAGCGTCGCGCTCTTCCATCGCATTTGACATTTTCTCTTGTTTGCGCTCCTCGTAATGTTGGTCGCGTAGGCTCATGTTTTTGTTGTACTCTCCCATCATAGTGTTCAGTTGGTCGGCACCCGTGTATTTTTGGTCGGCGATTTGGTCCGCACGCGGGTCCCACGGAACCCAGCAGCCAACTTGGGCCACAAAAATATTGTGTTTGTCGCCCATGCGTTTGAGCACTTGTGCGCGAATCTCGGCCTCCTTAATGGTGTCAAATACGCCGCGCACCTTGAAGCCGCGAACCGTGGTGCGGAAGTTGTTGGCACGGTGAAACTCGTCCTCAATCTCGGTCGAGTGTGCGCTCTTGAAGAAGCGGTATTGCTCCTGCATCTCTGTGGGACTAAATAGATGAGCGTGCGTATCGCGAATTGCCGTGAGACGTTCGGCGGCATCGGGGTGCTGTAGCTTTAGGTTGGTGATGAGAAAGTCAATTTGCTTTGTGATGTCCTCCATGAATTTGCTTACGTAGAAAACCTCCTTGTTGGCAAGAACATCCTCCGGTGATAGAAAAGACACACATGCATAGTTTTGACCGCGAAGAGGGGAGTCCTCGTCAAGGTGGTCCACTTCCTCGGGAGCGGGGGCAGTTTCCATCATCTTTTTTAATTCTAATTCATATTTGCCATGCAACTCTCTAAATGGTTTTTTCTGTAGATAGTGTAAGAATGCAATACTCCCTTGATTTCCAAGAGATGGTGTCGCGTGTTATCAAGTACCTGTTAGAGGGTCTCGTTGTGGGCATCGTTGCCTTTGTTCTGCCAAGCAAGGGCATGAACCTGGGTGAGGCTGCCGTCATTGCGCTGGTGGCCGCATCCATGTTCGCCCTGCTTGACCTGCTATCTCCCAGCATCGGTGCCAGCTTCCGCCACGGTGCCGGCATGGGCTTGGGCTTCGGCTTGGTTGGCTTCCCTTGATAAAATATTGCCTCTTACTTTTTTACATAACAGAACAAGACTCTGTTGGCTTCGGGTGTTGTTTGCGTGCGCGGCCACCCGATTGTGCTAGACTTAGTAGGGCGTCCGCTGCATCTCTCTCAGAGCTTGTAGGTGAAATATGCGAGCGCACGATAACGGTGCCGTTTTCCTGCACCTTGACATTAATTTCGCCAATCGCTTCCTCAATGTCTAACACATTGGTTAATGAACTGTGTGCTTTGCAGTAAAGGCGCTTGATTTTACGCTGATCGCTGCCAAAGGCGGCATTGTAGCCGCTATAGAAGTAAACATTCACCGGGTAGGGCTCATTGTTTTTTATTTTGATGATGGTTGATTCCATGAGCGTCCGTAGAACCTTGAAATTGTGAAGGGTGGTCACGCTTTTATCGAATGTAACGAATATCTTCACTAGCCTTGACTCTTTCTGTTTGTTTCCAAATACATAAGACGGGTCGTATTCAACACGCGCGGTCACGAGAGGGGCAACCATTTGCGGGCAAATTCCTACATATGTATAATATATTTGCGCACTGAAACAGTAAGGGCGAAATACCAAAACGTAAGGAAAATGCGGAATTGTATGCAAAGCGGCGGTTAAATGTGTTCGCAATGAATTAATTACGGTCTTTACAAAATTGCTGACTTGAACAGCCTCGAGGAAAGCTGAGTTAGGCCTCGTCAAGCTTCGTCAAAAAGTCCATCATATCATTATATTTTTGTAGTGTTGACATTGTTCGCTTCTCTGATGTTCCACGACGCTTCATCCCGAGCTTTTCTAGCATTTTTGGATGTCCTTCGATTGTGAATTTATCGCCACGCACATCTGAAGCAGGTCGATATGTACAGTAACGCGGAAGCATCTCTTCCGTCACTCCGCAATCAGGAGGAAGCAGGCTTTCAACCCGTTTGCGTAGTTTTGAAGCTTTGAGATCATTGTATGGGTCGTCTTGTTCGCGGAAGTTAAACGTCTCATAAAACGCTTTTTCGTTGTCTGTTAATTTGGAAAGTGTTTCTTGATCTTCATTGTACCCGGTTTTATCGCAATAAACCACCATATCGGGGTGATTTTGAAGTACCCATCGTACGAACTTTTTAGCAATTTCAATTTTGAGAGGCGTTGGATACTTTGGTCCAGATGGTGATTTCCAGAATAGTACTTTGCCATTCTTTGTTGCGCGCTTTATTTGAACAACACATCCCTTGTTTCCAGAAGCCTTTTGCAACCAGAAACCGGTTGGCATCGACGGAGCACCTTCTGCATATCTCGGCCGCTTTTGAATAGTAACTGTTGTGAAGTCATCTTCGTTCATGACAGGTTCAGGAGCGGCTGTTGTTGCCCGATGAGCATGAAACTGCTGCATATTTTCCTTGCGCGTCCCTACAGATAAATCGCGTAGCCAGTTACGATAAGAACCGTCTTCATGTAGAGGGGCTGAATCATCGTGAAGTATTTCTTTGTCCTCCGGAATTGGTCCATTAAAAGCCTCCCATATTAAGCGATGAACATAGAAGCGCACATCTTGGCGTACATTATCATCGTCTCTGTAGTGCAAAGCAACTGCCCGATATTTCTTGCTTCTATTTTTTGTGCCGATTGTAATAGTTCCTGAAGGCTTTTGGATGCGGGCATAGTTGGATATCTTGAAGGTCGTTTTGCCACCATCAAGCGTGAAGTCTTTCCATATTTCATCGTTGGGTATTTTCACAGTGAACGCCTCGTCTTTAGGCTTAAATTGTGCGCGCTTGCCCGAGTTTGCAGACATATCAAGCCACTGTAAGTTCATGATGTTCATGTTTTTGTGGACATTGTCGACATGATCGACAGTCCTTTCTGGTTTATAGTTGGGAAATGCTGAAATAAGCATGACATGTGAGACCAGCGAATGTACTGACACTCCGTCGATTCGAAATAGCACAGAGTTGTCCCCATCCTTGTAAGCCGTGTGTTTCAAGAGGCGGCCATTTCGAAATAGGCTTCTTATTTCATATCCTTCGTCACTGTCTAGAAAACGAATTTCGTATCCAGGTGCTTGTTGAATGTTGTGCTCTTGTTTTTCTTTGTCATACCGATGAGTGGATGCAGGAATCCACACATTATACTCAAAATCGCCATAAGCGTGTATAGTCATTGTTTATGTGTATATGTGTTTTGTGCACCGTAGTGATGTGGGCTTTCAATTTTTCAGGTTGTTGGGCCAGGCATAATATTGATTCATATGCAATGAAAAAGAAGATTGAAAAGTAACATGTAAATATATTTGCTTAGTTGGAATCGCTTCCTCCCCTAGGTTTCCCTAGGGGGCCGACTGTATCTTAAGCCGAGTCAGAATTGTTATCTTCTTCACTCTCGACCAACTCCCGTTCAGTCTGTGACGCCCAACCATTGCCTAACGTAGCGGCTTTAGGTTGTAAGCATGCGGGTTGCCCAATCCTTAACATTATTACCATACCTGTGTTCATTATTCACAGCCGGGCCCAACCTTTCGATTGGGCCTTTGGTAGTTAAGGCTCTAAGGGTATTCCCGAACAACAAGGAATTTTGCAGGAGGGCAAGGGCCTCTCCTACTAACAACTAACTATGGTGGGCAAAGCCCATCCCGGATGTCCAAACGATTTTCCCATTGCAAGGGTCCGGATTGCAATGGCGTGTTGTTTTTGCGCTCTTTCAACTAATTTGCAAAAGCGAGTCCACCCATGCCAGACATTATTCTCAAAACGTTGTAGTTCGTTGCGAAGACCTTAGCATGTGCGGCATCAGCGCCGGTCAGCTTTAGGCTGGCGGTGTCAATGCGCGACATGTTCAAGGTGCCGGAGGGTTGGTGCTCCTCGGGCTTCAGGGCGAACGAGTACAGGTAGATGCCGCTGCCAACGGGCACGTTCTCGTGGTGTTGGAAAGGTTGCACCAGGGAGAAGTACTCAGATTGGCGCTCGGCGAATCTGTCGTGGCCGTTCAGTTGCAGCTTGGCCGAGTCGAATGAGCCCAGGTACTCTAGCTTCTTCTCAGCGGCGGCACCCGACTTTAGGACCCACACCAGCTCCTTGACGGGGTGGTTGAAGTTTAGCTTGACGTTGTTCAGGGTGGTCTCATCACCGGTGAACTGTAGCTGGTCGATTAAATATTCGTGGCTCATTTGGCTGAAGCGGCGGCGCTCGTCAGTATCTAAAAATACATAATCCACCCACAGGCGAGCTTCGAGGGTACCATTGGCGACTGCGGTGGAGCCGGCAACCTTGGCTAGCTCCTCGAACTCAATGTTGACCTTGACGTCGTGGTATTGCAGGGCAATCAGGGGCAGGGCTAGTCCGGGGTTGCGGCAGAACCAGAACTCCAGGGGGACGTATAGGGTGGTCTTGGCAGCGCCAGCTACAGCGGTCGAGGAACCAACCATTGTCTTGTAGCCCTCGGCCTTGCCGGCGGGCATGGACAGCTCGTTCCAGATGTGCATCCACTCACCGTAGTGCTTGTCAATCTTTTGGCCACCAATCTCAAGCTCAACGGACTTGATGAGGGCTAGGCCGGCAAAGTCGACGTATCTGTCGCTGGCACCGGATAGGGCGGGCATGTCCAGTTGCAGCCACATGCGGTGGATCAGATCACCGTTGCGGGAGATCTGGGCCGTGACGCGAGAGCCGAAGCGGGGGGAGCCGTTGAACGATTGCTCAATGGCCTCCATGGAGAAGTTGGTGTGGCGGCGGTAGACCACCTTCCAGAAAGTGATTTGGGGGTTGCCGGTTAGGTAAACATCTTGGGCACCGTAAGCGACGAGTTGCAAAAGACCACCGCCCATTTTTGACGAGGTAAAGACTTGGTTGTAATCTTAACGGAGAAAAAAAATTGGGGGGCCGCGAAGGGTGTACTTTAGGTATGGGCTCCCTTTTAAAACTCACGCAAGTGAATTGCAGTTGCTTAATGGAACACTTTCAATTCACGAAAAAGTATTTAAAGATAAGGGTCCATATCCCTTTAGAACAACACAATGGACATTCTTCATGCCTTTGTCCTCGAGGGCACAACACACAATGTAACAATCCAATGGACACACGATAAACCCCTGTTTCGAGCTAGCGAGATTGGCGACATCTTGGAAATCAAAAAGGTACGTAATTCCATTAAAAATTTTGATGATGACGAAAAGGTCGCCCACAGTATGGGCACCCTTGGTGGTGAGCAAGAAACCCTATTCCTTACCGAACAGGGTGTGTATCGCTTGCTAATGTTGTCTCGCAAACCCATTGCACGTCCATTCCAAAAGTGGGTAGCAAAAGTTATCACAACTATTCGGGAGACCGGAAAGTATGAGATGGAACAGAAGCTTGAACAAGCTATTCAACTAGAAGCACAGAAAACAAAAGTGGGAATTGCCCAAAGTTTGCACAATTCCCTTATCGAAGCCTTCAAGGGACCTGACCGATATGTTGTGTACTTTGGTAAGATTAAAGATACTGACAACAATACATCACTTATTAAAATTGGTTGCACAAAAGACATCAAAGAAAGAATGTATTCACTTCCTCTGGAATTTGGAAATATTGACATGTTTCATGTCATAGATTGCCCAATGAACGAGGCCTTTGAAAAGTTCCTACATGCGCATTCATACATCGCGGCTTTCAAGTACAATAAACCCATTACTGATAATCACACCTCAAATGAAGTGTTTGAAATGACTGAGGAGCAGATAAACAAGACATTGCGTATTGCAAAACGTAATTTGCATATGTTTTCTTCGTCAGCAAGCGCAGAGCAAATGCTTGAAATGCAACGCCTACGACTTGAAGAAGCACAAGTTCGTCTGGAAATTGTAAAAGTACACGCCAACAAAGGTGAAATCGCCGAAACCTTGGACGACTCGAACGAAGACTCCGACGAAGACTATGATATTGATGATTACATTAATCCCATCGTGCTCTATGGCGACAATCGAAAGTACACTCAAGCCCGTGGACAAAAAGTTCAGTCCTATTCCCAAGATGGTAAAACGTTGTTACAAACATACGAAGGTCACACTGATGCCATTCGCAAGCTAGCGCTAGAAGACCCATCCGCATTGCGCATTAAAGCAGCAATTCAAAACAAAACTGTTTATCGTGGATTCAGATGGGCGTCACTTGACAGACACCTTGCAAACGAGACTTTTCAAAACATTGGAGAGACCGAAGAATCAATTCAAATTAAGAAAGGACTCGTCGCTATGCTCAATATCACAAAATCTCGCATTGAAAAGGTGTACTGTGACCAAAAGGAAGCAAAGGAAGACCGACAACTCAAATCGGCAGGAGCTGTTTGTTCAGCTCTTAAACTGCAACGTAAATGCCAAGGACACTATTTCATGATGTGGAACGATTGCTCCGAAGAGCTTCAAAGTGAATACATTGCTCGCGGAAACACACTCCCCGAAAAAAGACAACTTTCTACAAGTCGTTCGATCGAAAAACTACACCCTATCACATGTAATTCAATGCAAAAATACGCATCCGTTGCTGATGTTTTGCATGACATGCGTATTTCTCGTAAGAGCCTTCAAAATGCTGCAGAGTTTGGATACATTGTTAAGGGATTCAAATGGCGGTATGCCGAATAGTGGTCTTTTTCTTTTTAAACGTTAAAGACCAGACAATGTTAAATTTATTTATCACCGACTTGAGTTCAGTCCCTCCACAACTTCATGGACCAACGCGAAATCAAGTCACTCTTTGATGCCCTACTTTTTATTCCTATCTACAAGCTTCAATCGGGCACTTAATACTACTCCTTCATAAACCTTTGCAGTGTCTTCATCTTCCACTTTTCAAGGGCACTTGGCGACAACTTGTAAAAGTCCGTACGGCAAGCGTCAACGTATGACTTTATTTGTTTTTGAATAGCTGGTTTCATTCCAGGGATGCATGGCAAGCTTTTTAAGAAGCCGCACTTAAAACCCGCGTTGTAGCCATTTTTAGCTTCCGTTGCCGCACATTTAGCCATTATGTACGGAATTGTCGTGGGGCACGTCATCTCTACCTATTTATAAACGACTACTTAAAGCGCTTCGCAATTGGCTCATTATATTATCAATGCTCAAGGAGAAATCGGGGAAGAAGCGATTGCCTTCTACCGAAACCTCCAAAGAAGTCACACTTGATGCACGACATCAGCAATTCGTAGACAATGTCGTGGAAAAATCCGCAAGCTTAACCGCGCAACGTAAGGAACGCGACGAAGCTCATACTTGCATGTGTTCGTGGCAACAATCCATTCGCGAAAGTGCTGCGAATTTTAAGGAAACCTCCTCCACCCAAGAATACAACCAAGCATGGTCGAGCAATCTTTACTGGATTGACCGATACAATTCCTTGGACCGCGGAATAAAGATGTTAGAAAGCGCATCAGAGGAAATCGAGTACTACGAAAACACCGGTGAAATCTTGTTCGAGTACTACAATCTCTTGGACAAACAAGACGTGTGTTCAGTGCCGTCTGTTCTTCAACCAACCATGCCATCCCGCGCCCCACTCAGGGGCAGAAAGAAACATGGAATGGCGGTTGCCACTCGAAGCATTCTTGAAGCACTCACAGGCGTCGCACCCGGAGTGGCGCACGACACACCGTATCAAGACATGAGCTCCTCCTTCACATCCTCCCTTACCGTCGCCGCAAACAACGAACCCGTTGCTGGCCGCCCACAAGGCGATAAGCGCGCGCTCGTCGAGGCATATTTGTCCCGCGTTGACCCCACTTTTGTCCCGACAAACGATTCCAGCTCATCCATGGGAAACTGTCCGGATTGCAAAATTCCCTTCATGACGTACCTCCAAGAGGGGCTCATGGTATGCACAGAGTGTGGTCATCAAGAAATCATGCTCGTTGAACAAAACAAACCAATTCATAGACAACCCACCAAAGAGACCAGCCATTTCTCGTACAAGCGCATCAATCATTTCAACGAATGGCTCTCGCAATGCCAAGGCCAAGAAAGCACCGACATCAGTGACGAAATATTCGAAAAGATTTTGGCAGAAATCCGCAAAGAAAAGATAGACGTCACACGCATCACATATTACAAAATCCGCGAAATCCTCAAGAAGCTCAAACTCAACAAGTACTACGAGCACGGCGCCTATATTATTTATCGCATCAATGGAATTCCGGCGCCCAAATTCAGTCAAGAACTAGAAGAAAAGCTGCGGTCCTTGTTCAAGGAAATTCAGGGGCCCTTTTTGAAACACTGCCCCGTGAACCGCAAGAATTTCCTTTCGTATGCGTACGTGTTGCACAAGTTCTTTCAACTACTTGAAAAGGATGAGTTCCTCGGGTTTTTTCACTTGCTCAAGAGTCGCGAAAAGTTGCACCAACAAGATTTGGTGTGGAAAAAGATTTGCGAGGAGCTTGGGTGGCAATTTATAGAGAGCATTTAACTTCCTGCCTATTTATTCTGCGGATGATGTATGATATGGGTTATCACATAGTTTCCCTTCGTAGCAAGCACATTGATGCAATCCACAGCTTGCAACTGGACTCATACAGACCGGAATTCCACGAAGAAAAGAGCACTTTTTTACACATCGTATGCGGCAGCCCGGACCTATGCTTTGTAGCTTTCGAAGATCACGAAACCGAAACGCCAATAGGGTACATCTTAGCTCACTCATGCAAGGTTGGCATCATCCCTGCTCTCAACACGGTGCCCCCTCTAGACGCCAACAGCAGAGAGTGCTGGGTCCATGACCTCTGCGTCAAAGATTCTGCAAGAGGGGCCGGTATTGGGGCGGCCTTATGTAGAACATTGGTATCCGCGGCCAGGTGGGGGTGCTACAAGACCATTCGGGGTGTTTCTGTCCAGGGAACAGAGGAATTCTGGAAAAAACAGGGGTTCGAGCCCATGGAGGCTCATAAAGATGGCAACATCGGTTACAGTGGAGGCACCCCCATTATTTTGTCTTTGATGCACTAACAATCCTCCTCCTCGCGAAAAGATTTGTGAGGAGCTTGGGTGCCAATTTATAGAGAGCATATAATCAAAAGAGGCGGCGATGTCATTAACTCCATTGCCATCATCTGGGCCGATTGGGGCATCGCAAATTAATGTGATGACAGAAAAAACATCAAATGCCACGTTTAAAGCAAGCAACATTGCTACACGTCACCTTGCGGGAAAGTTGAGCGGTGCCATTAGTTGGAGTGACGCGCGGGGAAAAACAGGGGTAGTTCTGTCAAATTTAGTTGCCCATCTTGACTGCGGTTATACGTCGTCATACCCTGGAAGCGGTACAACTTGGACAGACATGACAGGTAACGGCAACACGGGAACTCTCGTCACAGGCGCATCCTACAACTCTGCAAACAAGGGCAGTATTGCCTTCAACGGTTCCACGGGTGGGGTGGCTTTGCCTCACAACTCTTTCTGGACAACATCAAACGCATCCAACTTTTCGTTTAGCATTTGGGTAAATGCCTCGACCGCACCAGCCGGAGGCATGGTATTTAGTCATCAGCGGTGTAATACCCCCGCTCTACAACTTTTTATCTCAACGACCAATGCGAGCTTTCGACTCGAAAACGTGTCGGCTGTTTACTCTGTAAATATAACTGGGGCGTGGCATCACATGGTGGGCACATACAACGGCTCCACACGGCTTGTTAAGCTTTATGTGGATGGGTCGACAGTTGCAACCGCAACGGCAACCGACAACTGGAGCATGACGGCAGGCGGAAGTGACCTCTGGCTTGGACGACGGACATGGTGCGGTGCCACAAATGAAATAGCGGGAAAAATCGCAAGTTTCTCCTTTCACCAGCGCACTCTTACCGACGCCGAGGTGGCCAAAACTTATCATACGTCTGTTGCAAGATTTGCATGATCAACTTACCATTCGTGTGTCGCCAAGAACTCTTTCAAGCTCGGTGATAGTTCAATGGGCTCATCATTATGCGAATTTATCTTTGTGTTCAAGCCGTACAGATTGGAAGTCACTTCAAAGTCTAGGCTGCGTAAGCGATTGTTTTCTACGTTCAGCACTCCAAGCTCTGTAGGCGGCGTTCGAAACTCCAATCGCGTCAAGAAGTTGTTGTGCGCATCCACGTATTCAATGCCTCCTGGAAGTTCGAGATCGCGCAAGCAGTTGTCCTCACAATTCAGCCATATGACCGAGTCTGGAACAACAAGCTTGCGAAGCGACAATTCCGACACGCACGCGAACCGCACGCCTTCTGGTATCACAAGTTCGTCCAAATAGTCGCCCGCAATAACAAGCGAGTCCATATTTTCAGGAAATACGAGCGAATCATAGTCTTGTGGAGTAATGTTGTCTATTAGAAAGTCTATGTCGTCATTGAACAACGAAATTTGAGATTTAAACATTTATTTTATGTAAAGATTTACGATGACTGCTTTAAGTGTAGAATTCGAAAAGCTCAAATCAAGCACGTTTGCATATCAACACGAAAGAAGGCTAAGCACCGAGCACCAAGTTCTACATCATATGAAAATCATTGTTGCCCTTATTAAAAGCATTCCGCTGATAGCTATACGAACGCCAAAATCAGACGTACTACTGTTTGTAAATCAAAACAAGGGCTCCGTATATCGTGTCTACTATATTTTAGCCAAAGAATCTAAACTTTATATGAGTGACAAATCGCAACAAAGAGACCTAAGCGTTAAAGTGCTACATTTGATGCACCTGCTCCATATTTTGAATGTCAAGACATTCTTCGAAAGACTACCTACCGATTACCTAACGGACTTTTGTAAGGGAATTACATACTTTGATGGAGAAGAGATATCAGAGCGTCCATTTTATCATCGTGCTTCATCGTGTGGTACAGGAAGTCAGACCGCTGAGCAAAAGTTCAGCAAGTCTAAAGCCAATAAATCAAAGGTCTACAAATGCTACTTGGAGCGTACGATTTATGATAGGATTTATAACGACATACTTCATTACCAAGACCTACCGCATTTGGCCGAACTGCGAAAAATGGAGCGGTTCTATCAAGATCACTTTAAAGAAGGTCGTATAAACGCCTTCATTGTCTATAAAAATGAGATAGAACCGGTTTCACTTATTCTAACGACCTACACAAATGAAAATGCTAGAGAAAAGATTGAAGAACGTTACGATAAAACAGCGAGTAAGCTCGTTAAGTGTACAAAGGCGATATTCAATGATGACAAACGGGTCGCCTACTATACCAAAGAGCAAACAGAAAACCGAGAAGAAGAGTGGATTGAGTTCACTCTCGGCACACTACTCAAACATACTACGAGCGCATCGAGTAAGAGCAAACCCGCAGCGAAGAAAATGACAGTGCGGTTTGAAGGCGGGAAACAAAAACAATGGGCACCCCCTCTTTCATAGTTCGTCTTGGACGAGCGTTTAAAGCATGCAGCACATGCAACCCAAATGGCATTTCGGTTAGTGTTTGACACAACTACTGAAAACGGCGCAATGTCCCTTGCGACGTCTGGAAGCGCACTTACGGACCTGTTCTTCAAGCTTACGCGCGACGTCACAAAAAATTCACAATTTGAGCATTGGCTCGATGCGGCTTGGAGCGAGTGTCCTCTTGACACGATGCGCATCATCTTTCAAGGGCGCGATTGCCGCGGAGGCAAAGGCGACCGCGCGCCCTTTCTCTTCGCATTCGCCCGCATCGCCAACACCTACCCAGAGTGGTTTCTCGCGACGGCTCACCTTGTTCCGGAATACGGAAGATGGCTTGACCTCATTGAGCTCATGCCTATGTTGCATGACGCGCAAAACCGGGCTCACATTGTCAAGCTTTTAACTGACCAGCTGCGTGCAGACGAAGAGAACCTTCAAAATGGCACATCGGTGTCGCTCCTTGCCAAGTGGATGCCATCAGAAAAGAGCAAGATGGCAAAGGCATCAAACCTCATTCCATTGGTGTGCCGTGACCTCTTTCCGTCGAGCACATTCCCCGAGAAGCAATACAGGCAGTGCCTAACACGCTTGCGCGCCCACATCGACCTCGTGGAGCAACGCATGTGCAAGGGGGAATGGGACACAATTCCGTTCTCAAAAGTCCCGTCAGTCGCAATGTCGCGCCTTCGCAAAGCTTTTAAGAAGCATTCACCCGAAGAATTTGACGATTGGATTACCGCAGTTGCAGCGGGAACCTCCAAAATCAATGCTTCTCAGGTTTATCCTCACGACCTTGTTCGCAAATATCTCAACGCACATAACATAAATATTGACCCCGTTATTGAGGAGCAATGGAAGGCAATTGTTGCGCAAACCGCGTCTCTAGGCCTCTTCAAAAACTCGATTGTGGTGTCGGATGTGTCGGGTAGCATGATGGGGACGCCTATGGAAGTTTCGATTGCACTCGGGATTCTTATTGCTACCGTAACCGAGCCACCATTTGACGGCTTGCTCATCACATTTAGCGAAAATCCCATGTTCTTTGCCCTCAAAGCCGGCCTCAGTCTATGCGAATCCGTGGATCAAGTTAAAGACATGAACTGGGGTGGAAGCACTGATTTACAAAAAGTATTTCAGCTCATTTTGCATCGTGCCATTGACCAACATATCGATGCCGATGCAATGCCAAAGCGCATCTTTATTCTATCAGACATGCAATTCAACGAGGCGTGCAATATGAGAAAGACAAACTACGACAACGTACGCGTCAAGTATAAAAAGGCCGGCTACGCACTCCCACAAATCGTATTTTGGAATTTGCGGTCGGACAACACACGGGATGTACCCGTTCGCCATGACACAAATGACGTCGCGCTCCTGTCGGGATACTCGCCTGCCATTCTCAAGAGCCTGATGACGGGTGTGGAAGTGACCCCTTTTCAAATCATGCGCGCCGCCATTGATGATGTGCGATATGCTGCGATTAAAAGCATTTAAAGACAAACCCAAATAGCTATTTGGTTACATCCAGCAACACTCAAACTCGACCTTTTAAAACGACCAAACTGTAACCCGTTCGTAACATAATACTCTTTTGTTACAGCTTGCATCCAGCAACAACACCCTAAACTAAGCTTTTTGCCCAACACAACCTGCAAGCAGTTCATTTTTGCGTAAATTCGGCAGAACATGCCGATTTTTTAACCAGTAGATGAATAACAAATAACATGATAACTTCGCTCCCACCAATTGCCATACAGCGCATTGGAACATTTTTGGGAACAAAAGACAAAAATGCAGCACGATGCGCAGCCACCATATTCAAAGATATTCACACGGGTTCCACCGAACACGAGTTATACTTTGACCGACATTCAATGCCCGTTTTTGCTAAGCGCTGCCATGTTGCATCGCAATTGATGCCTTGCCTGAACAAAATTACCATCGTGTTCAAAAACTTAGTTGGACCTCCGCAGCATGTTGAGGCAAGCGACTTGGACGGCTTTACAAAATGTCCGCATGTGGAAATCGCCTTTGAATATTGCGATGAAGAGTTTATGACAGCCATACTATGTATGCCATGGCGCTTAACATTTGCCTTCTTATGGTTTCATAACGGCACTGAGACGCCCGTGGTTGAAAGCTTAAAGGCGGCCCTACACCAACGCGGCAACACCTTCAACTTTGCATCGCGATTTAACAGCAAGCAGGCTCCATCGCTTCTTATGGACGAACGTATTATCAATAAAATGAAGGAAGCTCACTATGTAGTGCATGCCAACCATTTTGACGCAACTTATGGCCACATGGCGCCGCCACATGTGATAAATATTCCACTTGCTATAACAAGGGCTCATGTGGAGCTTTTTCACTACAATGTCATCGTAGAACATCCCGAAAAGCTTGTGAGTGTGTCATTTGCCGCCCTCAACTTCACCGACGGCGACACGATGTGCAGTAATCGTCAGCGTCTAGCATCATGGTTTGCAGCCGATAGCCTCCGCGATGGCGCATTGCAAAGCGTAGATATATATTCACTATCATTTTCACAGTCCTTCAATAGTACGACATGCTTTGCGCACCACATTTTCCGCACATTACGAGCCATTAAAAGCACCGCAGTGGTGCGCATATATAATTGTTTACAATCACAATGCATGGCATTATTACAACAGTACCCGGATATATTCGTTGTACTCGTATGCAAAACGGACCATTCCTATTTGGTGGGTCACATCACGATGTGTTTCTTAAAACACGCTCGCTTGCGTCTTGTCATTGAGGACACATATCAACCGCGACCAGAATGGCGCTCACTAAATCTCTCCAATCCTAAAGAAATTTTCGGCGCACTTCCACCTGTACTACAACATGATTGGCACTGGGTCTCCTTCACTTAGGGATTTCGCGCGAAAAAAGGACAGGTGCACCATTGATTTTTCTCACAGTCGCATAAAGTAGTTTATCAACCGGAAGCCCCGGCAAACCCACTTTACCATGGATTACTTCGATGTTGATCTGTCCGCGGGCTTTGCAAAAATGTCGGTTGACCCATATGTACTGCATACAAACATGCCCATAATTGTAAAAGAACAGGCAAATTCTGTAAATGAGTATGGTGTATTTACAACCGATAATATTAATGCGGGGGTGTATTTGGGTGACATTCAAGGTGAGCGGAAGTATTCGTGGGAAATTATACCAAATGAGTTCATTCTTTTCATAGACGATGAATGCATCATTGATATGAACTCAACACCACGCGACATTTGCGCATACATCCGCGAAGATTTCTTCGAAGGACTTGATCCAAACTGTGAACTGGTACGCTATGGGGTTGACGATGGCATGCTGCACGTAGGATTCCGCACACTTAGGAATATCGAACGTGGCGAAGAGCTTGTATATCGCAGATGTCAAGAGCTTTGGATTGAACCCATTATGACTATATGTGATTAGGAAAATTACAAAAATGATTATTTTTATTTTTGCGGTTTAGGCATCGCGAATCAGGTGCCTAACACCGGTAAGATCCATGTCAGCCAATCGCGTGTACTCAGTTTTGCCATTTGGCATGGAGCGGCGAATGATATAGGGCAGCCGATTTGCCCGAAGTTCTTGTAAGGCGATGCTTCGAAGCTCCATATTTCCCTTCACTTTGAAGTCTTTCGGCAAATCAACAAGCGGTGGGGCTCCCTTGCACAAGTGCATTGTCCGCAGTGAAATCATTTGATTAAACTCGTACTTGGTCAAAATATTGTTGGAACAACGAGCAGTATCTTTGTCGTCGAGGAAAGCTAGAACGCGCTCAACATCATCAACCACTGCCATTCTTACTTTCGTTCACTCCCTTTGCTTCTAAGTGCGATTCATTTTTTTCACCGCCTTCTCTGTTGAGCCTCCAAAAGTAGCCGCAATAATCGCAGCAATAGAGATACTTCATATGAATGGGATGGTACTTGACGAAAAGTACTTGCGGCTTGTCCTTGGGCCCGGTGCATGTCGGGCTCGGGCAAGGCATGCTCGGGTCGCACACCCGCGGAAGCGTTGGGTCGCACCGAAGGTACGGAGTTTGATGTTGCAAATACAACAGGTCATCCTCCGCGTAAAGCGTGTGCGTGACGCGAAATGCGCCCCCTTCGTGAACTTTTTCGAACCCACACGCCTTGCAATATTTAATTAGGCACGGCCCTGCATTGTTTTCGTCGGTGTCGTCACCCTCGTCTGCCCGAAGGTACACCATGTTTCGGCAGTTATCGCAAAACTCCATTGTAATTAGTTAGGTGCCTCCTATCCTTAAACCTTCCTTTTTTGCAACGTACTTATACTTAAAGCTGTTGTATACGTTGGTGTAAAATAGAGCATGCTGTTTATTCATGGCATCCACACATCGTCATTGCGACTTCGGCAGCCGGCCCTTCACCAAGTTATTCAAACAATGAGGCTTGCTGCACAAAAGGCCGGATTTGAAGTTGTTCCACGTCTTGTGCTCACCCCCAATCCGGCCGATATTCAAGCATTCCTCAAAGAATATGAAGCGCGCATTGACTATGCCAAAGTGCCCGGCCTTCACGCTGACTTGAACGCCCACATTCACACGCTAAATTTACAAGAAATATCAAACCTCGAAAAACATAGAAAGGCATGGACATTTGCAACAAAGGCTCCCAAAGGCGCGATCCACGTTATAATTGAAGATGATGCGACACTGCATCCTGAAGCCTCGAATATTGATGCGCTGCTCAAATCCGCGCCTTCTTGCGGACTTATCGCTCTATGCTCAAGTATGCGGCCATTGTGGCTAAGCAAAGAGGGATACATCATAACGCAAGAAATTGCTGCCGCCTTGTTGGTCGAAACTGAAAAAATAAAATTTAGCACGCGTGGGCATTTGTCTTGGTGGGCACTGAAAAATCCGGACCAAGTTATTTACGCGTCAGCTGCGTCACCGCGCATCACCATTGACGGTAGCAAACTAGGTCTCTATCCATCAGCAATTCACACCCACAACCCGCTAATTTTCAACAGGGACTATACTGAAATGTTGGAACTGGCCACTAAAGACGTTCCCGCGCCGATAGACACTTTGTTAAAATACGAAGCATCGCTCACAAAAAATACAAATCCCTCGCCGGATTTTATGCACATGTTGGGAATTCTTTTCCACAAAGCAGACAAGTCGGAAAAAGCAAGAGATATGTTCCTCACTGCGATAAAAGAGGCCTCTCGTCAAGGTGGTGTTTTGAGCACCAACAGTGAGCTCATGACGAATGCAATTGCCATTCACAAGCACCTCCAAACGGATCTTGCAGAGGCCGTGCAATCACCCTCAAAGTACCTCAAGATGAGTGCCGCGCCGCTGATTTCGAAATAGTCTTCAGTTCTTGAAGTAATTCCCGGCGCAAGACGCTAACATTGCCGCGAATTTCGGCAATCGTGCCATCACGCATGGAATCTGCTTTTTCTTGCATCATGACCTCATGACGCGCTTGCGCTGTATCGTACATGGTCTCGATTCTTTGCATAGTTACAACCATGGCTGCCATTGTGGCTTCAAGTGCATCCATGCGAACTTTAACGCGGGCGATTTCAATACTCATTGTTCTATGATGAGATAAGCAAAAATAGTGGGGGGTGGCTTGCTCTTTACTGGGCAGGGGCAGGGGCAGGGGCAGGGGCAGCGGGGGCCGGTGCGGTCATGATGACCGGTACGGGGCGGGGGGCGGGTTGTGCGGGTTGTGCGGGTTGTGCGGCACACTTGCAGGCAAGAACGGTCATTTTGCTTTCTAGGTCGACAAGGGCCTTCTCAAGCTGAGCGGAGAGGGCATCAATCTTCACCGCCAGTTGCGCGTTCACGTTCTTCAAAGAGGCAATTTCACCGGATGCGTCACTTGCAACGGCCGCCGTCTTCGAAATGGATGCACGCATGGTGTCGATCTCCTTGAGGAGTGCAGGCGGAGGCGCCGCCGCCACGACTGGTGCAGCGGGGGCGGCAACAGGTGCTGTTGCAATGCTTTCCTTAATGCTTACAATCTCGTCCATCAGGCGCTTCTCAAGACGGTTTAGTAGTATGCTGCTCATGATTGATTCTATTTCATTGAGAGGTTATATTTTTAAGTAGAGATAGCGGCGGCAGCAGCTCCATTCAATATTTCATTTGCGGTGTCCCTCAAATCAATATAGCCCGTTTCATTTGCGAATGCCCATTTTGGATTGGACACATTTTTGCACCCTGTCAAATCCCATGGTTTTGCATTCCAACAAAATGGCTGAAACGGTGTACGCGTTGTGGCCTTTCGGTAAGAAAGACGACGAGTCCCTACAGGCAATTCGCACATGCCTGTTTTAACGTCACATCCACCGCGATCTCCTCCTGTATAATACGAACAATCATCGTTCTTCGCACATTTACGGTCCCATGTGGTTTGAAACGGCTTGCGGAATCCAGACACATCAAAGGGACTTTCACATGCTGTTGGCGTCATGATGGTGTCGTCCCCGTAGCATGTAAACTCTGGTTCTGTGCTTACAATCCTTTCTTCAAACTTTGGCGGCGACGGCGGTTCTTGTGTCAATGCGGGCGCCGGAGACGACTCGAATCCCTCAGTAACGGATGTTGGCGTTGGTCCATTTAACACTACTGCAACCATTTGCAACGATGGCAGTTTTGACGTCCGTTCCCGGGCCAATACCCGCGCGTGCGCTCCCGACACCATTTCTGCGAGATCCACGGTTTCCACTGTTACAGTTGGCATCGTTAGACGAAGACGCTCTTCACTCATGCGCTGAAATCCCATGATGTTGATGTCCTGCCGAATTAGCAAGTGCAAGTGTGCCGTGTTTGGAACGACATACGTAACAAGGATTTGCAACGTGGTATCGAGAATCTTGTCAAGTTTTTTCCACATGAAAGGAGGGACATTTACAAGCCGCACGGCCTTTGGAGAAATGCGATGCCCGTGAAGGAGTGATAATATTAACAAAAGTGACGCCCTATCGGTGTACCCTATTGTCTTACCTACCCATGCGTAGCCACATTCCATACCCAAACCATTCTTTAATGAGGTGCATGCCACGAAATACCCCCTCGGCATCAAAAGCTGTGGGCGCCCGCTGTAATGTGCCTTTGCATCTTGTGGGTCCACCACGAGTATAGTGGAGCGCGATTCACCACTCGCACTGCGCACCAAATCGATTGGCAAGCCAGGCGCTATTTTTAGAATTTCGGGCCATCGCGTAACATCAAATGTATGGATGTTTTTAGCAGGTGCTTGTAACGGCACTAACAAGGCATTATCTGTCACCCACTGCGTCGTGGATGCGTCGGCACTGAACATTTCAACGACCTTCAAATGCTGCATGGCAATGCAAGATGCCACCAAAATAGCCCCAACGACGCACCAAGTGAACTCGCCCATTACAGAGAGGCGGCGGTTTTTTTCTCTCGCTCGGCAGATAGAGCGCGGCCCAATGCGAGTGTTTTTGGCAATTCTTATATACATCGCCCTTGTTGCGGCAATGGTGGCATTGAAGCCCGCATTTTTGTTCAGCGGCGAAGGTGAGGAGGCAGCACTCAAAGTTCCGGGCCTCGCACAAACCGAAACGCATTCTATGATGGCCGCCGCCGTATTTTTCCCACTCCTTGCCGCGGTTGTGTATTACATAGTTGCGACCATCTCCGTGATACGGGTCTAAGGGATTCTTGTTTTTATTTTATTTAATGACACTATTATACAATTTGGAGGCCCAAACGGCGGTCCACACATGGTGTGAGGTGGCGGGCAGCCTCACATCGTGGGGCTCAACATGCGTTCTTTGGCTAGTTGGCCAATCTGGCATCGGGAAAGCATCGCTCGTAAAAGCCTGGGCAAAAGAACACGGTTGGGAGTTAAGCGTACTGTCTGCCGATACCCACCATAATGCTAAAGAGGTTATTGACCAGATGGGGAAAATATGCAACACGCAATCGTTTGTGAGCGCATTTGAAGGTAATACTCCCACGCGAGCAATTATGATTGACGATTTGGATGTATTCGCGTCGGTTGACCGTGGATTCTTCGGGGCATTTACCGAATGCTTCAAATACAGTCATTGGAGGGCAGCTCCGTGCATATGCATCGTCACAAACGCATTTGAAAAGCGTGTGAGAGACCTCAAAAAGGGGATGGTCATATCGATGCCTGCGCCCTCTGCGACTGAGATAGCCACATGGCACGGTTCGACCAAAAAACCGTCGCATGCCATGATTGCAGAGTGCAATGGCAATATGTCGTACCTCAAATTGCTGCAAGAGTCGGGCAATCCTGGACAAACCATGGACCGCGCATATGGTGCACAATGCTTTTTCGAGTACCCTCCATTGCCCTTGGAAATGTTACGGCGCGTTATGCTCGATGACCCTTGGTTTCATCCGTTGCGCATTCATGAAAATTTCATTGGGGAGCTTGCCAAGCGGCGCGGAACTATAGCCATAAAGAATCGCACATACCAATCTTTTCTAGATGTTCTCATCGCATGGGACGCAATCATTGGACCGAGTGGAAGTATAAGTTCATCAAATGAAACAGACATGGCGACTGAGATTATGTCACATGCGGTTAAACACTATTTGGGAGCAATGAAGCCATTAAAGGCTGCAACAGTCGATACGTCCGGAAATGCAATGTCGTTTACAAAATTGCTATCGCATTTATCGCTACAAAAGAAGCATCGCCGTGAACAGTATGAAGCCACACCATTCGGCTTTCCGTGCGCTTTTTTTCTATGAAGACAATAGTATTATAGATGGCCGAGCGTCAGGGCTATGATGATTACGGCGCGGACCAACCCGGCGATGACATGGGTGCCGCCGATGACTACGGTCAAGAACCGGAAATGGCAGCACCGGCACCTGAACCTGTTGTAGCAGCTCCAGTGCCCGAGGCACCGGCGACGGCAAGCTTTAACGAGAAGGCGAGCGATCTAAAAGAGCAAGTCAGTAACCAGATGAACTCAGCTGCATCGAGCCTAAAAGACTCTTTTGCCAAGTTCGACAACAAGCGTGCCATGTCTATCGTGCTCACGACCCTTGCTGTCACTGCTGCAGCCGCAGCTGTTGCCGTTGCCTTATGGTTCATGATGAAAAAGGTGGCCATTAAAACCACATCGGTTCTTTTGCCCGAGAGTAAAGTGCCGCTGCTTGGTGGCGAGTACAAAAAATTAGAAGGCGCCGATATTCCCCGCGCGTACAATGGCAAACGCATGACGTATTCCTTCTGGGTTTACATCCACGATGTTGACCGCTACAAGGGAATATACCGCCACATTTGGCATCGCGGAAACAAAAACATTGGTGGCGCGTCCCCCCTGGTTTTCCTCGACAAAGACACGAACCGCATGCACATTCGCTTCGAAAAACATAGCGGTGACACAGCAGGTCTAACCATGAACACGCCTTACAAAGCACTTTTCAAAGACAAAATATTGGACCGCGCATCAGGCGCAACAGCGAGTAACGTGTTTGAAGGTACCATTACCCTTCCCGAACATGCTCTGGAGCTTGACTTGGCCACAAATGGCATCACATTGGATTACATCCCCCTGCAGCGCTGGGTGCATGTTGCCTTGGTGGTTAATGAGGAAATCAACGGTGGCATGATTTACGCATACCTAGATGGTGAGCTCGTGAAGCAAGAAATCAGTGGCCGCACGGTTGTGCGCGAAACTGTGGTAAACGGCGCGTACTCAAATGCACCCGCGGTTAAGAAAAATGTTCTAACGACCATTAAAAAGACCCGCAAGTACTCCGACCTAAACTTGGACAAGCCCGGTGATGTCTACACGGGTGGAAGCTCCATTGAAGACGTTGGCCCCGGTTTCTCCGGCCTTGTCGCTTCCATCAGCTTCTACAATTTTGACCTGAACGCCACCGACATTTACTCCATCTACTCGAAGGGGCCGGTGGATAACTTGGCAGCCAAGCTGGGCCTGCCCGCTTATGGCGTGCGCTCGCCTGTTTACCGCATGTAATTGCGAAGTTGCCGTTCCAACTGATGGTTAATGTAAGACCTATGTGGTGGCTCAATGGTTTCATATTCGTACACATCAAATCGCAGGGATGGACCGTTTCCGGATTCGTCATCTGATGCAGTTCGAACAATATCATGGACAAGCCACAGGTCCATGTAATTCATCAAGCATTGTTTTTCTACGTTTTCTAAAAGATATGAATGAATTACTAGGTTTGAAACAGGTCGTCCCCGAGTGCTGTTTTCAATATGCATTATACCGTTGCTGACGCTCCCGTCAATTATGCGGCCTTGTCGCTGATAATCATTCAATATAACACGGATGCGTTCCGCATGATGCTTAGACCGAAACCCTAGGATGCAACTTTTCGTAAGAAAACTGTCATCGTGCACAACTTGGGCCCCACGTTTTGTTTGAATGGGCGGGCGAACTTCGCGATGCACGCAATATACCGAGTTTCGGGATTGAAGTATGTATGTGGTGTCACTGTTATTATGGCGCGGCAGGTTTCCCTTGGAGCTAAAGCTAAACAACATTTACTTACTACTAGGCTAAGAAGCCTTTATACGGGGGAAGGGAAGCCTTATGCTTTTTATTCTTTGAAGCATAATAGAGTATAGACGGAAAAACCATGGCAGGACCCACCGCATTGATAGGAGGATTTGTACAGGTAGTAGTGGCTATGTTATTGGTCATCGGCTTTTTCCTCTTGGCCTTTTTCATTTATAACAAAGACGCAATTGAGGCGGCAACAGTGAAGCGCTCTGTGAAAGTGAAGACCTACATCTTTCGCGGAATCAAGGACTTGGACATAGCCAATAACGAGACATACGACACGAGCGACCGGACTCACCCGACCTTTCGCGAGATGCCCAACTCAATTAACCAACACGGCGGCGCCGAGTTTAGCTATTCGTTTTGGATGTACAAGGCCGAGAAAACAACGACCGTTCCCGTATTGGAGGCCGTTGTGAATGACAAGCTCGTAAATGATGACCTTTTGCTGCTTGTACGGGGCTCCAATCGCCTGCAAAACTTCAAAAATGTTTGCAACAAAGAGCCCCAATCCAGCGCCAATGTGATGGTTAAATGCCCGCTCATTAAGTTCCAAGGTCAACGTTGGGAATATCTCGTGGTTGAGCTCAACACCTCTCAAAACCCAGATGGTGTAAGAGAGCAGGCCGTGAACAAGTGCAATGTCACAAGATCCGCCGGCTGGGGCTCTGTTAATGCACACAAACTCGCACTTGGCGGATTCGATGACGCTAACTTTATTGAAAAATGGTTCAACGTGGCGGTTGTCATCAGCGACACTGAGCCGACCGACAATTTACCTGTTCGCAATAAGGTGCGCGTTCGCATTTACGTCAATGGTGTCCTTGAAATGGACCGCTATGTTGACAACAGATTGGGAGAGGTAACAAGTGAGAACCCAAGTGTTCTCCTTCAAAACCACGGCCCTCTCCACGTCGCACCAACACCCGTATCATTTACGCGTTCGGGAATCAACGTCACACAAGTGACGCGCGCCAATCCCAAACCGACTGGTACCAATCCTCCTCTCTTTATGGCCAACCTCGTTTATATGTCGTACGCGGCGAGTCCCGAGGAAATCAAGAACCTTTACAAGGACGGATTTGACAAAAACATCGCGCCTTCTGTAAATCAATCCACCATCAGTGCGGATCGCTACCGAGCAAGTGTTGAAAATCTTAGTACCACATCGGGTGAGCCCCAACTTAAGTCATTTTAGTTGCGCTTATTGTTTTCTTTTTACATTCTCGCATGACTTGTAGAGGAAGGCAAAAAAACACCATGGGAGGAGGCGAAATGCAGCTGCTTGCGCCAACCAGCACGGGCGAGTCCGCACAAATGGAATACATTGTTGGATCCCCCCAAATGTCCTATTTTAAAAGCGTGTATCGGCGACACACAAATTTTGCCATGGAAAGCATCCGCGAATCTTTCCAAAGTAAGCCCATGATTGACCAACAGACGCGAAATAAATTTACGTGCACATTTACCGGTCGCCGAGCGGACGCGCTCAAGGAAATATACTTCTGTTTCGAGTTGCCGGATATTTATAGCAACTCTTTGTTGCGCTTTCAATGGATTGACAAGCTTGCAAACTATTTAATATATCGATGCAGCATCGTTCTCGACAATGGGCGTGCGATCGATGAACAATACGGGGAGTGGATGGACATATGGAATTCATTGACATTGAGTGAGTCAAAGCGGGCATTCTATGACCGCATGGTTGGTAATGGTGCTGAAAATGCTGCACCAATTGACAAGAAACCACGCGTTCGCATGCGCAACAATCGCTTCGAGTACAAGTTTTACCCTGCCGGAACGGTTGGAGCGCCCAGCATTAAGGGGCGCAAATATTTCGTACCCCTCCCATTTTGGTTCACGCGCAACCCAAACCTAGTATTGCCATTGTGCGCTCTAAAAAATCAAACGGTTAGTATCAATATCGAAACACGCGCTCTAAGTGAGCTGTATCAGGTATTTGACTCAGCTGCCAACGAGTATGTCTCTCCAAACACATTTTTGTCGAGGTACAACAGCGCAAAAGTCAGCATTGACAATTTTCTGTCACCCGTTGGCGGCGTGGCATCTAGTCAGCCCGTGAATGCAATTGACGTCAATGCTTATCTTGAATGCCAATACATATTCCTCGACCGCGACGAGCGCATCGAAATGACATTAGCCCATCACAAACTTCTCGTTGAACAAGTATTTCGTTTTGAATTTACGGGCCTCACGTCGCGCGCAGTGCTAAATTTGCAACTCAATAACCCTGTGAAGGAGCTCGTGTGGGTCGCTCGACGCATGGATGCCAATAAGCGCAATGAATGGAGTAAATTTACAGAGCGCGACGGGTCGTCTATTCTCACAACAGGCAGTTTGCTGTGGCAGAAAAATCATTTGCGCGTTGACGAAAAGCCAGCTGAGTTTTTCGAGACATTGCAACCATGGCAACACCACACAGGTGCCCCACGCACAGGCATTCACGTCTACTCATTTGCGCTCTTCCCCGAAAAACTGCAACCGAGCGGCGCCTATAACACGGGCATTATTACTGCAAATCAGTTGGTTGTGACATCGCGCGCACCTACCGAGGCCGATTTACAGTATGAAGTTGTTTGTTACGTGGTGGCATACAATGTGTTTGAGGCAATGTCGGGTATTGGTCATCTCAAATTCACACCGTAATCTCAACAACTCTTTGTTTCTAACCCACGGATAGAGGAGAGAAGCAATGAAACTGTCGTACCTGCTGCTATTTGGATTGCTCGCTTTCATAGTTTCGAGAATGAGCAATGCTTACACGAGCATGGCAACGGAGCTGCGCGAATTGCGCATCAAATGCATTCCGGGAAGCGAATCCAAAAAGGCAGCAGACACTGCGCTGCCCATTGTAGCAGACATGAAAAAAGTGTCCTCAGTTCTGCAAGGCTTAGCCGACAAGTTCACTTAAAGCGACCAGTTCTTCTTTTTCATAAATGGCGCTCCCCCCTTTCAGTGCCGAGCAAAGTTCACTCTTGCGCGCTGTGCGCAACGGCGCAAATGTCGTGATGGATGCCGTCCCAGGGTCCGGCAAAACAACGAGCGCTCTCTACATTGCAATGGCCTTTCCTGAAAAACAAATCATGATTGTGACATATAACAGAGACCTCAAGCACGACACATGCGCAAAAATAAAGGCGCTCGCTCTCGACAACTGCATTGCAACCAATTACCACTCGCTCTGTTGCAAATATTATTCGCCCAACACATGGAAGGACGAACACATCGTCGAGAATGTGCTCAATAAAGATGCCGTCTTACACGGAATGGTGCGGTTGCCAGATATTCTCATCGTGGATGAAGCGCAAGACATGACACCGACGTTGTTTCGCCTCATCCGTAAGTTTATTGTCGACACAAGCAATCCGCAAATTATTGTGTTTGGCGATAAGAACCAAAATATTTACACCTTTGCAAAGGCAGATTCGCGCTTCATCGAGCTCGCACCTAGCATTTATGAGCCCAACAAGCGCAGCTGGGCCAAGGTGCCTCTCTCCGTCACACACCGACTCACGCGCCCTATGGCGGCATTCATGAACAGGTGCGTTCTCGACACAGAGCGCATGGTTTCTTTGCGAGATGGTCCACCTGTCCACTATTGGAATGTAAATATCTACAAAGTCGCGGATCGTATATTTGAATTCATAAAGCAAGGTGGATTTGCCCCTGAAGACGTGCTCATTCTCGCACCGTCGGTGGGAGTGCAAGCAAATGAGCGGTCGCCCATTGCTCAACTCGTGAATATTCTGGCTTTCAATAATTGGCCAGTTGAGGTGCAAGGCGATGATGTCAAAGGGGGCGAAAAGTGTACGCAAAAGAAAACAATCGTAACCTCGTATCATCGTTCAAAAGGTCTCGGTCGTGCGTGTGTCATTGTATATAGTGCAGATGCATCCTATTTTGAATTCTATAACAAACACTGTGACCCGCTCATGTGCAGCAATCCCCAATATGTTGCATTTACACGCAGCTACAATACTCTGCTGTTGTTGCGCCACTTTGAAAACCGCCCGCTCGCATTCTTAATGGGCAAGGAAGAGGCTATGGCAGAGTGCACGGTAGTTTACGAAGACGAGGACGCAACCAAACTACGGAAGCAAAAAGAGAAAGGGCGCGAAAAGGCGGCAACGCCCTATGCGATGACGCGCCTGTTGCGCCACCTTCCAGATGATGTATTGCAAAAAGCTTATGATTATTTGGCCCTTGAAGAAATTAATCCGGTTCCCGAAGCCTCCACGTTGCATCTACCGAGCGAAACATCGCAAGGTTCGCTCACGGAGCGCGTGAGTGACTTGACTGGTACAGCACTTCCTATAATGCTTGCATCTGCTATTGGCGCACAACGTGCCGACATCACTGCAATGCGATGGAGGAATCCTAGATTGTGCATGCTCATGAGGCGCGAGTGCGGGTCTGATCCGGGTCCCCTCACGATTAAGGAGGCACTTATGATAGCATTGTTAAAGGACGCCAACTCAACTGGCATGCGCCACCGCTTGCGGCAAATTCGGCGATTTGATTGGGTCACTGACGAGGTTGCAGCGGCGTGTATAGGGCGCATGCAAGCGATGCTCAAGCCCATCTTGGATTTCAACTCGCAAAAAGTGGTCTTTGAGGAGGATGTCCAAGGCACATTTGCAAGCGGCCGCGGGATGCGAGGAATTGTTGACATACTTGACGTGGCGCGCAAAGTGCCTATCGAAGTCAAATGTTGCACGGCCCTTTCGACAGACCATTTTATACAGGTGGCGGGCTATATGCACATGTTAGGCAGTACGGTGGGTTATGTTATTAACCCGGTGACTCATGCACTCGTACGAGTTGAAGCATCACTGGATAGTCTAAAGTCAATGATGGATTACTTGGAGCACTACAAGCTTGAGGGCGCCGCTGAAAAAGAACGACTAACAGATGCCGAATTCGTAGTAACATGTAGGCTTAAAGAAGAGACGCATATAATGATGTAAGTCCCGATATGCCGCCCCGAGTACGAACTACAAAGAAAAAGGTGGCGGCGCCAGTGGAGCCTGAGCCTGAGCCCGAGCCTCCAGTTGCTGCCGTGCCAGCAAAAAAGCCAGCCGCCCCACGAAAGAAAAAGACAACGGTTGTCGTAACCTCCGTAGCAGTTGCAGAACCACCTATTGCGGTCGCACAGCAAGAGACAATGATGGACATTGACGATGATACCCCGACACACATTATTCTTCAATTGCCAATTCACGCGGATCGTGTTCAAGAAATCGTAAGCAAGCTCGAGGGTGCGAATGATGGTCGCGCAGACCCCTGCCCTTACGTCCCCAATCATTATTGGACGATGTCGTGCGGATCATATGCGTCACCGCATTGTGACGATTCGGGTCAAGGATTAGAACCAGTACTATGCCATTGGTGTTGCCATGGCATAACTGCAAACAAGGTGGGTATGCCGATTAATTATGACAGCGTCCACAATGTGTTTCATGTTTACGGACAATTTTGCTCATTGTCATGTGCTGCAGCTTACAATGTCTCGACCCATATGGGAAGTGACAGAATGTGGGATATTCACAGCTGGATCCAAATGATGGCGCAAGTCTACCAACAAACATTGCCTGTCCGGCCTGCGCCTTCGCGCTATGTGCTAAATATTTTTGGCGGACCTCTTTCCATCGAAGATTTTAGAGCAGCGCACACCTCGTTGGCACGCACGGTCGTTTTGAATGTGCCGCCGCTGGTGAGCGTTCAACCTCAAGTCGAGTGGGTTAACACATCTTTTCTCGCGGGTTCAGGAAATGGACTGACCGGGGATGAAGAAAGCATGATTGGTGATGCATCGCGTGGCAAGCTGACACGCCGCAAGGCGGTCGTTGATTCAAAGCGCACTCTGGAAAGCAAAATGAATCTTACAGTTATCTCGGCATAGATGCTATTTATTTTTCAATCACACACGCGAGCATCTTCAAGCACAGACGTGTAGATAACAGCAGGAGAAACGACAAACACCCCAACTATGCAAGTGGCAGCGATGATTTGTATGACTTTCCAGCGCTTGTCGCCCCTGGGCATGTACATAAGTGCAGTTACGGCCTGGCCACTCAATAGACCTCCCACATGTGTCATGTTCGATACCATGCTTGGGGCCGATATAATTGGGTCGATAAACATCCCAATCGTAAAGAAAACTAACGAACCAACAATAAACCACCATGTTGAGATAAAGTTCACGGGTGGTGGATGCTTAAGCAGTGCGTGACGGATGCTAGCCACTATGAGAGCGCCTGCAAAGCCAAACGTTATGCCACTCCCACCCAAGAACACAAGGCATGGACTTTCAGTAACGGCCGAGAAAAAGCTGCCACCCGCTGCAGAGCTGACGACAACAACAAGTGCGCGAAGTGTCCCCTCCATGCTTTCAAATGCAACACCCATAATTAGAGTGAGTGTGAAGTTTACTATCATGTGTCGAAAGGACATGTGAACCAAAGTGCATGTAAACCACCTCCAACCATTGTCGAAATCGTGCGGAAGATAGCGGGCACCCCAAAGACGCAAATACGGAACATCGAATGTGAGCGTAGGCATGCTCAAAAATATTGAAGGGCCCACATTCCCGCCGCCCGCCATAAATGCAAACACCGTGAGAAAAACAACAGAAATAGCGGGCGCAACAACCATCACATGTGTTATGCGCTGTTTCGGTTCGGGGACAGCATCATTAATTTTTATTTCAATGGCGTCCATCATTGTGGGGGCAAATCAAACAAACACGTCAACGTCCATGGAATCTATTGTCAATTTCTGGCATAGAGCCAGGCCCCATATTTGCCAATCAGCACTTAAAGGAAAAAAACGACTCTTTAAGTGCGTTCAATCAATCAATAATTGAGCCATGGAACGCCCTACATCCTATCGCATTTCGACCATCACCTGCAATGGTGATGTTGGCTGCCCTGTGGCGCTCAAGGCTTTTTTCAAGCACATAGATATTTCGAATGCGGATGGCTGGATTTTCGTGGAGCTTGGTTTGGGCGAGTTTCGTGGTCTAGACCCCAACGTCAAGCGGCGAAATAATCCAGATCGTAAAAACTTTGTGAACCAAGTCACTGTTATTCGAGACTTGGGTGGGAACTATAAGCCGAATATCAAGCTTTTTAAAAATGGCAACGTGCACATGACAGGTATTCGCAGCTTGCCAGATGGTGAACGCGTCGTGAGCATGGTTGCTGACGAGGTGCGGCGGATTGCGGCTTTACAAGGACCTGCTGAAGCGGTGGTCGCTGCGGAGGCGGCAGATGGCGATGAGGCTGCGGCTGAGGCTGCGGCTGAGGCAGCGGACCCCAAAATAGTAGGCAACATTGACGACATCAAAGCGGGAAATTTCCATTGTCGCATGATAAACAGCGATTTCACTGCACCCTTTAGAATTCGCCGGAAGGATTTGCACAATATGCTCATTGCGCCACCATACAACAATATAAGCAGCTTTCAGCCTGGCACATACCCCGGCGTAAAAATTCACTATTTCTGGAATCCGGCAGCACCTGCGGGGGCGGCGGCGCACGGTCGTTGCGAGTGCATGCAACATGGCGCAGAAAACATGTGCATCGGCAAGGGCGCTGGCAAGGGCATTGGAGATTGCAAAAAAGTTACAGTTGCCGTTTTTGAGAGCGGAAAGGTGCTTGTTTCGGGAGCCACAAACATCGACCAAGTCAATGCCGCCTATAAGTTTATTTGTGATGTCATCATGATGCATGTGGACCGTCTACAAAAAATAGTTCATGTACTCCCTGTGCGTGCTTGAGCGAGTATTTTCATTTTGGCCCAACTATTCCACACTGCATGTTCGAATATTTGACATTATCAAAAACACGCGCCGCCGGCATTTGTTGGAAGTTGTTTCCAGGGCGCGTGTAACCGGGCATGTGGTTGCGCGCCGCCTCGGGCATGCTCGTGTATCCACCCATGTAAACGTGTGCATCCGGTTCAATCGGTGTGTTTGCCCATGGAGAACCTTGCAAGAAACTCTCGCCCACGTAAAGGCCGCCATTTAGCATACGCTCTGGCACTGGCACAGTGCCTTTCCAATCAACTTGACCAAAGCTTAATACCATTGCGTTTATTGCGCACCTCTAATCATATAATCATACTATAAACTATAAAAATGCCTAAGCGCAGCACAAGTGACGCACTTGAATTTACAAATGACGAAATCATTGCAATTGTAAAGGAAATTCGCGAGGGCGAAGCAGGAAATCGCGAGCGCGTGTATCGGCGTAAATATCCCGAGTTCGCAGAGCGTTTCACGTCGCTATTCAGCATGGTGTGTGCTCCTTCATTTGATATGGGATGCCTCGTCTCGATGCTTGCATTGCGCGACCGCATTCAAACAGATAAAATGTCACTCGATAATGCGAGCAAAGTAGTTGGCCAGAACCTGTACGATAAATTCGTAGCCGATAAAATCGTCGACCAGCCTCCTGAATGATTGTGAATTTTCAAATCATGCATGCAACTCCTATCATTACTAGGACAAGTCCAATTATTTGTTTTATTGTAAGCGTTTGATGATAAATGAAATATGCTAACACAGCGAGAAGCGTTATCTCTACGGCTCCCATAATGGCGCGCACGAGAGAGATGTTTGTGCTCCGTTGGATTGCGTAAATCCAAAATAGATTCGCTGAAAAGAAGCAGATACCGGTTAAAATGGAGCATATGTCGATGTTGATGTGGAGATCTGATGAATTGTGCATGAATAGCAAGCCCAAAAGACCGAGCACGCCTGCAGAAACGGCGATGCCGCAAGTTATTTGCATGGGTGTTCCGCCTGATTTCTTGATTAGCAACTGACCAGCGACATTGAGAACGGTAGATGCCACTGCAAAAGGAATCCACATTCCTATAGCATAAAAAGAATTCAAATTAGAAAAACGGCTTACTTCTTCTTTGGGGACTTGGTGGCCGCGCGGGCGTCGGTCAGGCGAACGTATGTGCCCTTGACCTTCACCAGCTTGTGGCGCTTGCAGTCGATGTAAACGCAACGTTCGCGACCCATCACCTTGACCTTCTCGGCCGTCTTCTTGACCATCGAGCCACCGGCCATGGGCGCAGCAGGCGGCATACCGCCGGGCATACCAGGCATACCAGGCATACCAGGCATACCGGGCATGGGGGCTGCAGGAGGACCTCCAGCGGGCGGCATTCCCGGTGCAGATTGCATGCTACCATCCGCAGCGTAGAAACCTTCTAGAATGCGGCCGGCGTAGAAACCTTCTGAACCCTTGGGGGGCATATTGCTACCCATTTTTCTCTTTCTAAACGAACGCTATAAAATAAACGCTTGTTTTTGTAATATACTGTTAATTTGTCTATGTACAAACTTTCGACGATTGGCACCACTGTCGCGCCATTAACAAATAATAATAGCAAAATTGGCATCGGTACAACGAATCCGCAGGCAACATTGCATGTGAACGGGAACTTAGTTGTTGAAAACGCCCTTACATTATATCTATTGAGCACACCTCAAGCTAACGAGTGGCAATACGTTGGCAGTGTGGGGCCGCAACTACAACTGTCCTATAATTTCAACACGCCAACACCATTAAAAGCTATTCTAGCAGACGTCTATTTAGGTGGCAGCTCGTTTTCTGATCATCAAAATTTTAGATTAGGGAGAAACCACTTGGCTGGACGAGATTGGACGGATACCAGAAACACTCAGCCCGGTCCATATTTTACCAATGTGGCGGGGCAATTTATAAGACTAACTTTAAACGGAGAAGTTGATGGTTTTTCTCAAAACTACGGTGAATGGCACAGCTCCCAAATAATTCCACTCGACACCAATGGTGCGTTGTATTTTTCGAACAATGGTGGAAATTCGGCTTCAACCGGATGGATCTATGTTCTTGCGAGAGGGTATTATTTATAACACTTAATGAAAAATAATGGACACGACGGGACTTGAACCCGTGACATTTCGATAATAAGTCGAAAGCTCTAACCAACTGAGCTACATGTCCTGGTTGAGCAAGCTGTTGCTGCTAAATAATTGTTTTGTTTAATCTTTAAGTCAGTTTTTATGCGTGTCTTAAGTATAAATATGCGCCCTCATTTGCAAAAGAAAAGACCACCCCCTTCTCTTTTGCAAATGAGGACAGGCGGTAGTGGCCTCGAAGCTGTAAGCGATATTATTTCGAACATGGAAACGGACGACCATAAACCCCGTTTTGGGCTGGAATCGAAAGACCTGAAGAACTTGCGATTAACGAGTTCGGCGTTCCGCAACGCAATGCCTGCAGGTGTTCGGTGGCAATGGTACTTATCTCGCTCACCCCTTCTTCACTTGCTATGGCTCGCCCATTCAAATAGTATTACGTTTGTTGTGGACCAGCAAGTTTGGGATATTATAGGCGGCTATTCTGTTTCAATTAATAAACAACGTGCAACGCCGACTGCCATCATCAGCATGATTTTTAGTGCATCATCTGATGATGATCCCGTTCATGATGCTCGATACCCATTAAACATGGAGGCCGATGTTAGAAGGCGACTTCGAAGTGTGGAAGAAAGTGTCGAAATACCCGAAGACACCTCTCTTGATACTCGATTTGAGGTTTTTGCTGCATTTACTCAAGAGTCCCTCGATCTGCCATTTTATTTGAACATCTATTTGCCAAATGTACCCAATGCCATGAAACCCCAATTTCTACAGATTGCTGAACGAGCTGCAACCTCATTTGGTATGACTAGCCGGCCTAAAAACAAAACACGCGCAGACGCATCATATGGAAAAACAAATAGATTAACTGAATCTTTCGAAATTAATCTTGGAGGTGCGAGCAGTAGCAGCAGCAGCAGTAGAAGCAGTGTCAAAAGTGACCATTCAACTACGTTGGATGTGCCGTACTACTTTAATCTTTATTTCAAAGAAAGTCCGGCATTGACGTATAGACCTAGACGCGTTCTCGCTGGATGCCCTGCACTAGAGTAAATGCCAAAATGATATGCTTGTTTTTGTTTTTTCGGTTTTTCGGTTTTTCTTTCTTAGTCGGATGATGAGCAAGTTGCTTGTTTTGCTATTTAGTTATTTTTTATCTTTAAGTCAATTTCTACTTCAGCTTGTCAAGGCGGTTGTTGATTATCTGAATATACTCGGTGACATTGCCATGATTTGAAGGGGACAGATTGTTTACATACTTGTCGGGGTGGCACACTAATTGCATTGCTTTCCGCAAGTGGATGCGGCCATGGCCGTCGCCAACTGCGTATCCGTAACGACGAGCGAGTGCCATGCCTTGATCAACAAACTTTGTGTTATCCTTTTCGGCAAGAGCAATTGCGCTCAGCTTTTTACAATATTGAAGACGTTTCGCAGCGGAGTCGCCATCTTTGCTCATGTTTATAGAGGCCTTAGGGCGTTGCGACTCAGTCGCGTTGCGGGGAGGCGGTTGACGAGGCGGTGGAGACGGTTGACGAGGCGGTGGAGATGCTTGGTGAGCTTGTGGTCGGGGCCTCCCGCGCCGCTCATGCATATTTGCAATTTGCTCTTTCAGTGCATTTGAATATCCTATCTTTTCACCAAAGCCGACACCGTCCGGGTTCCATCGCTCTCCATAATAAACCGCGTAACTATACCTCTTCAATTCTTTCACTAGTCCTTCTTCCCAGTGGCGTTGTCGCGCTTTGACATAGTCATACTGTCTATATTCCTCGGGAATGGCATGTCCAAACTTTTGCTTGCATGCTAAAAACAGGTTGAACCTCGTCGTAGGACTTTTTATGCGTCTTTGCGTCAACGGGTTTATGTTTGGATTTAAGTTGAATCGCCTGCAATCTTCTTCAGTAATCTCCTTATAAAATCGTGCCCGGCTTGGCATGTTCTATTTTAGGAATGTAATATTATTTGTTACTGGTTTCAGTGCGCATTTGCTATCAAAACGCCAAAAAATAGGGTTTTCAGCATCTGCGACAAAAATGCAAAAATGATGCCGTGTTTGTTTTTTGTTTTTGTTTTCCTTTCAATCGCTCAGGCAAGCGTCGAGAATCGTGAAGCACTCAGCGGCGCGCCCATTCATCATCGGTTGCGGGCTGCGCGCAAAGAACTTGATGAGCATGCGCATGTTCTTCATTGTCGTGTGGTGGCACAGGTAGTGGTAGACCGTCTTCGAGTGCACCATGCAGTCCGTGTGCGTCGTAATCTGGATGCGACGCAGCTGCGCCAGGTGGAAGCGCAGGATGGGCGCGAGCGAAGAGTCGACCTGAGTGTTCATCTTGAAGCGCGCGTACTGCGGAAAGTACTGCGTCGTGCCGCGGTACAGCTCCAGCAGAATATCGCGCATCGTGCACACAACCGTGTGAACCACATACACGGGCGCGATGGGACGCCCCGCGTGGTCCTGTGGCAGAACAATCTCCGGGCAGAAGCGGGAGATGTAGTCGTTCACGTGGAAATGAGGCTTGTTCTGCTTGTAAATCCACAGGAAGTTGTGCCACGGGTTGGCATTGCCGTAGTCCATCTGCTCCAGCTCGATGGTGCTCTGGCTCGACACCTTGATAATGCTGCCGTCGGCCGCGTGAGCAACGAAGCCGTATGCCTCCGGGTGCGCACGAAGCCACTCGACAGCCGCTGTGGGGGTCTCGAACCGCTCCGGGTACTGCACGCCAGCTGCCTTGAGCTGATCCCGGTCAACCTTCTCATCGCTGTTATCCTCAGTGAGGGTCGTTAGCGTTGCACGGTCGCGCGTGCCGATGTGGAAGATGCCCATGAATTTATCGTCGCCAAACTCATCAACCGTCTTCATGATGTGACCGTTCTCGTGGTGAACCATCAGGAATGTGTAGGTGTTATCGACGTCAAGAATGTTCATAAACATCTCGCGCGTCCACTTGTTGCTACACATCGTTAGGGGAAGCGCCTCGAGCGCCTCGTCGAACATCTCGCCGTGCTTCTTGGTGGGGTGCGAAAAGCGCGAGTCGTCCACGCTCGGGCAGGTCGAGGTCGAGAAGAACCACTTGCCGCGATGGAAGTACACCGAAACGACGGTGCCCTCGTAGCTGCGCTCGCACTTGTGGTCGGGCAGTTCATTGCTCACATCCAGCTTGTGCAGGCACTCGTACATCATGTCATCCATGCGCGCCGGGATACCATTCGCGAGGGACACCACAATATTCTCGCCTTCCGGTGCAGTTAGGTCGAGCACCACACTGCGGCACTCGTCGTAAAGGCTCTGGAAGGCGGCAACGTCGTCGCGCTTGTAGGTGTTGTGCAGCAGCACCATGCCCTGCTCGCGGTTGAAGCTCTTCACCTGCAGAGCAGGCCAGTAATGATGGTCCTTGAGGAACTTCAGCAGCGTCGCGTGAGTCAGCTGGCCATCGGCTGCCTGCGCCTTGGCTGCATCGAGCATCTCACGCAGGTTGGCGTGAATCACGGGGGTAATAGAAGACGACATGATTGGTAATCGAAGAGCGGGACACGAGAATGCACTCAGTAGTAGTAAAAACAAGTCTTCTTCTTTAAGTCAATTTTTGGGGCCTGGTCATGCTGAGGCTTGCTGTAAATTTACGGTATGCTACAATCATTTTGTCGCTTTCCGTGAGCAGGATGTCGCGCTTATGGTCGTGCATGTTTGCTTGCTGTGACTCAATAATATTGACGTCTTGTTGCATGATTGCATCGACAACTTCTTTATTCACGGTTTGATATGCTTCTTCAAGCGATGGTGCCCCTAGCCACATGCGAACAAGCGGCGGTGCCAGAAATTCCTTGTATGCCACGTCGCGAAATAAGACGCGGCAGGTGCTTGCAGTTTGAGGAATGATGTATATTACGTTTTTGCGAACCACTTCCATATTTTGATTGAAGATGGAAACATCGACGACAAATGGCCAATGAAAGACGATGCGAATCGTCGGTATTTTCTTGTTGTTGGTATGCTTAAAAATGCCGGTTATGGTGGAGCGTTTATGGTCGACGCAAATATCCTTTGCCGTGATGTGTCCGGCTTCGGCTTCTTTGCCTTGAAAACCATTGTGAACAAAGTGAATGTGTGCTGGGTCGAGCAAATTCTCAATTTGCAAATCGTAAGAATATTGGGCATCGAGGACATATTCTGTGACAAATGCATCGCTCATGGAAATATTCGGTTCATTTGCTCCCTGGCAAGGTCCAGGAGGCGCAACCCAAATGACGCCTGATTTTTCAACGACTTCCCATGGCTCGATATTGCAGGAGCGCGGGATGTACTGATTCTCGGCAGCTTGCGGAACTTTTGCGCATATGCCCTTGTTATCGAATTGCCAACCATGATACGAGCACTGTACCCGTTCGCCACCGTCAATAATGCGCCCCTTGGTGAGTTGCGCGCCGCGGTGTGGGCACACATTAGGGAAGCACACAACCTTATTTTTGTTGTCTCGCCATAACATCAAATTCTTATTTTGCACACGAACGGCAGTGGGTTCGAGTAGTTTTTTGGAAAAGTGAACCGGATGAAGCATTTACAATAAATCACGTTTCGCGCTTTAAGTGCCGGTGTATCAGTCAAGTAATATCATAACTATGTAGTAGTAGTAAGAGAGAATGGCAGAGGATTATGACATCATGAAAGATTGGCTGGAAAGGGTCGAGGCCTATCTCGTAAACCGGAGTGGACTTTTTACGAGAGGGGCTGATGCTAATCGAGGTAGGACCGGTAATCAACCGCCTGCTCAGCCGCCTGCTCAGCCGCCTGCTCAGCCGCCTGCTCAGCCGCCTGCTCAGCCGCCGGTGCCGCCTGCTAATCCTCAGCCAAAAATTACCGCCAAAATCGATAAAGAAAAGGTTAAGGCTATTGCCGCAAAAGCAGTTGGCGCTATGGCAAAAAAAGCAATGGCGGCGGCGGCGGCGGCCGACAAGTTAGCAAAGGAGCAACGAAAACGCGCCGAGGATGCTAAAAAGGTTGCAAAGAAAGCAATTCAAGCTTTCGCATCTGCAGCAAAATTGGCGGCGGCAGAAGCTGATGAAAAGAAAACGGCAAAGTTGAAAAAAGAGAAAGAGGTCGCAGAAGAGATCGCAAAGGAGGCTATGAAAGCAGCTAAACTTGCAGAAGAGTTAGCCGATGCTGCAGATGAGGCTCGCCAAAAAGCTAAAGAAGACGCCGCTGCTGAAGTTAAAAATGCGGCCGCTGCAATGGCAAAGGCTGCCGCGGAAGCGGCTAAGAAGGCGACAGCTGATGCGGCTGCTGCAAAGGCTACTGCTGCGAAACAAGCGGAAGTGGCTGCTGCTGAACTGGCCGCCGCACAACAGGCTACAGAACAAGATGAAAGGGCGGCTGCAGAGCAAGCTGCAAAACAGGCTGCTGCAGAAGAAGAAGCTGCAAAACAGGCTGCTACAAGGGCTATCACAGCCACAAAGGCAGCTGCAAAACAGGCAGATCTAGACCAAGCCGCCGCTGCAGAAAGGGCAGCGGCTGAAGCAACGACCAGAAATGCCGCAGCGGCTGAAGCAAATAGGATGCGGGCTGCCGCTGATAAGGAAAATATGTCTGAAGCTGCAAAAAGTGCTATAAATGCGGCGATAACGCCTGATGAATTCAATACGGGATCGGTTGATCCAAATGAAAGACTAAAGCCATTAGGCGGCGGAAGTTCAAATCTTCGGAAAAGGCTTTTATTAAAAACAAGTGTTGTTAAAAAATGGCTTAAAACCTTACAAAACGACCGTCTTTTTAAAAAGGTTTTGGTGGGAGGTGATGTTCAATGGAATAATTATAAGACGGGGGCAAATGCTTACAACTTTTCAGTAGAGGATAAAAATATTTTACAAGATTTATGTTCCATGGAGCCAAAATCACGATTTAAAATATTTAATGAATTCACAAGTTCATATTTGAATCAATTGACAGAAAATATACCAAAAGAAAGACCATCAATAATTATAAATTTTTGGAAAGGTATAAAAAAGATTTACAATGAGGCTGGTATACAAAATCCAACATACATGCATCCTCTTGCGCAATACTTTACAACATTATATGACAAAGCAACAGATACGGAAATTTACAAAATTCGGCCTTACATCGTGCAATTTCTTGAAAAAAATGTAGATAAAGAACTTCAAGTCGACCTTAACATATTCGGCAAACATGTTACGATGTATCATTTTATAAACAATTACAATGATCAACTTACGCAAATGTGCAACATGTCTATTCCAAATGAAAATGCAATGTTGGAAAAACTTCGAACAGTGTTAATTGATTTGAACAAACTAGGACTTATAAAAGAAATACCACAATTAACCGACTTACAAAGTGCGAAAGGGAAAATAGCATCAGTCTTAAAAGATGGAAAACGGAATGGAAAAACAAAGGAGGAAAATGCTAGAGACCTTATATCTCAAACCGCACTTGGACTACAAGACACATGGAAAACAGAGTACCAAGAAGAAATTTCTGATCCTGCCGCCGCCCGTCTTATGCAAAAGCCTACTCCTATGCCTACTCCCGCCACTGAGCCATCAACGCCTGCTCTTATTACACCAGCCGTGTCGCCTCTTGCGCCTCTTCGTAGGGGCGTGCCACCTGCAAGACCTGCTACGGCACCTTATCGCAAAACATTTAATATAGAAGACCCTCTTCGCCCCGCCTTTGTAAAACGACTAAAACTTATGCTTGGAGACCAGAAACGACTTCTTTCAGATACGGATTATAAATCATTTGTGAGTTCATTATTACCACCTGATAAAAATGTAGATACCTTCATTGACACACTTGATACGATTGCTTTAAATGCACTCATACAGAGAATGTCAGCTAAAATAAAAGAAATAAACAATCCTCCAATTAAATCATCTTACCGTCCAACAACGTCCGCCCCCAATTATGATAATGTGAAAAGTAGATACCTAGACCAAAAAACAAAACCATCCGCGTCACGTCCACGAACAGCAGCTGCACGTCCGGGAACTGCTACAGCTGCACGTCCGGGAACTGCTACAGCTGCACGTCCAGGAACAGCCACTCCGCGAGTTCCCTCTGCAATTCCTCTCCAAGCTAGTCAGGCTTCACCCACGAGTTTAGCATCAAGTTCAGAATTAGCAACTAAAATTGAAAAAACACCACAACTTGCAAACACAAATGAAAAAAAGCCTAATGCAACAGGACGCACCCTTAATGCAGAAGGCGCAAACAGGGCAAGAGATTTTGTAAAAAGTATGGAAGCTCCAAATGGTTATGTAGCACCAATGCCAAATTTAAATATGCGCTTTGGCGGCGGCGCTGCCTCACAAAACTACAATCACTATGAAATGTTCATTCAAAAAGCATTAGCGCTCTACATAACAACAAATGTTCTTCTGAACACCTACATGATGCAAGAATTATCAAATTTAGATCCCACATTACATGATAAATTTATCAGCAGTTTCGACGATGCTTGTCATAAGTCCCCACTTTCATGCGAAAATCAAGTCACTGATTTTGGAAAGTTTATGAAAAGTGTAATGACAATTGTTTTATTTAATGCCAAGCCAAGCGTTGATGCAACTGACGATAAGAATAATATGTGCGATATCAAGAGCGTAATAAATGCAAACGCAAAAATAGTGGCAGTGCCAGAAACCCTTCAATTTGAGAAAATAGACAATGTAGGTTATTGCGTTGACCGAAAACAATTTAATACATATCTACAGGCTCTTTGCAAGGCTGTTCAATCACAAAAAGGAAATGTCCCACTTTTAAGTCAGCTGATTTCACTTCTTGACATTTCAATCCATCATTATCTTGAAAATCTTGATGACTTGCGCACATCTGTAGAGCAATTGAATGATGACCAAACTGTTGAGCTTTTTAAGAATGCCTTGCGTGAACATGTAACAGATAATGTTATAACGTACATACGATTCAGGCACAACAACGATGATGATTATAATAAAAGATTCGAAACATTTGTTAAATATAGTGGAAACAAGACATTCAATCGAGCAAATGCAACATCATTTGTTATGAATTATAACGCTGATGCATTACCGTATTACACCGACAGTAGTAAGGGAATGATAAGCATACCTGAAGAAGCCTATGTAAAACATCAGCAAAGCATGAATCAATTTGCAGGTGGTTCAGACCAAAAGTTTATACATACAGTACCTGAATTTGTGAAATATCAATTTTATGGTGGGCCATTTACTAGAATATTTTTCCCAAAAGAAACAAATGAAAATATAGCACATGACTGCACAGAGGTTTTGACTTCATTAAAAGCTGGAAAGTCTGTTTTTGTTATTGGTTACGGAGCATCTGGGGCGGGAAAAACATCAACCTTAGTATATTTCAATGGGAATGCCCAAAAGCAAAAAGAGGACGGAATACTTATTCATTTACTAAAGGAACTGAAGTGTGACGTAACCATTAACTCATATGAGTTCCTTAATACAGATGATGGAGAAAGAGAAAGGCAGCAGATTAAGGATTATGAATTCTTGTTCAATAAAGATGGTGAACTACTCACTCTAAAAAACATTCAAAATTACCAAAACGAACACAAAAACAATACAATTGAACAAATAACAGAAGGCGCTTCCTTGAGCGAAGTCCTTCTCCGCGTTGTCCACGATGATCGACTTGTTATTTCAACTCCAAATAATCCTCAAAGCTCAAGAAGTCATGTACTCATTCAGGTACAAATACATCAACCGAATACAACAAAACCAACATATCTATTCTTAGGTGATTTTGCTGGAGTTGAAAACCGTTTCGATTGTTCAGATTCGGACACCATTAAGCGTTTTGCAGAAGTAAAACAAGATGGTGTTTCACAGAGATTTTACAATAGTACACGCCTGGAAAAAGAAGTGAGAGACTTTAAAACTGACTTAATCACGCGAACCAATAACTCGTATGGCACGACACCTAATTACGATACTTCCACTCTTGGAACTGAAGAATGTAACATAAAAGAAGTAAACATCGACACAATTCCACAAGACTTCACCATTGATTGGTTCTCAAAACCGACATGTCGGTTCTTCAACACGACACCATACATTTACAAAGGTGAACAAAATGTAGATTTATTTGTTCATTATTTTAAAAATAATGAAACAATTGTACAAAAAGTGAAACTAGATATTGTTGACTGTATTTCACGAAGCCTTTTCAATACAAAAATACCGTTCACTAGTGATTATGTTAAAACTGTTGAAAACTATAGGCGCGATAAATTACAAAAATTTGCAGATGCACTTAAAGGTTTATATGATGGCAAAAGAACAGTTGATTTTCTTCATCGTGATTCATACGTGAACTTGATAGGTTTAGCTGTAGATAAAATATTCACATGGGCAAAAAACAGAAACAAAACTTCATTTGCCGATGAAAATGTAAAGACGTTCATGCAAATAAAAGAAAAACTGTTTCCCTCTATGTTTGGCATAACACTTGAAGGTAAGGACCCAACCAAAAAAAAACTTGTTGCAAGATACGAGTATGAACCGGAAACAACAAAAAATACCCTGAATACAGATTGGAAAAAAATCATGAATTATGTAAATGATATGTTAAACTATACAGTAGCGCTATTTAACCAAAATCTTGACCAACTATGCAAAGAATTCGTAGTATTTTGGCCAAAAGCTTGCTCTCTTCAACGCGCATGTCACAATCGCAGTTACGAAGGTGCTTACATCAACAAGTCATTAAAACAGTTACGCAAATCACTCTCAACACAGTTTAGCTCTAATAAAATGATGCGTCCAAACTTCTTACGCAAATGCGCCCTTTTGCAATGTAATGCAATGATAGGTACATGTTTTGAAAACCCGGTAGATACTTCGACTCCATCTTTGTCCGATTTTGTGTTCGACAAAATCAATGCAGCGCTTGGTAATACTTCCAAGAAACCATTGGATATCACGATTTGCATAATGTGTGTCGTTAATTTGAGTAAGAGTGCAAACAATCCCCCACCCGTGCCCTACATTGACACAAGGGACATGAAAATTGAACTAGGTAGACATAGAAAGCAAAATGCCGGCGAGCTTTCTCAATTAACTTCATTCATACAGAAGGTACCATTTTTAAATCAACTTATGACAAAATACACACTGAGCAAAGATTGGGCAAACCCAAAAATTAACTTACCTTGTATCAACCATGCTAAAACAATGTGCGAGTACTACAACAGAATGGGTTATTTACCAGCATCGATTCTTACAAACATAAATGTAAACATTGAAAAAATCATAGATGATGATAACATTGCACATTTGGAGAAGATTATAGACGAATTAGATACATACAGTGCAGCATCGACAATAGGAACATTAATGATGACTGATACCATAAGCAAATTTAATCGCGAGTACATACCTTGCATGAACCACATTGGCAGTGGAAGCTTTCTTTCGGACTCGTCCTATAATATTCCCCTTGCCACAAATGTTTTTAGATCCAATGAAAAAAGCAGTAACCAAAATGACTCTTTACAAAAAGATGCATACGTTTCCATATTCGATTTGGATAAAGCGGACAAACGTCGTGGACCAAAGGCAGCAGGTGGTGCACGTAAGAAATCCAAAAAGTCGAGGTCTAAGTCTAAATCAATAAAATAGGTACAGTAAATGTAGGAATAAGAAAATGGGAACTGCAAAAGAAATATTACAGCAGCACGAACGAGCATTTCAACTTTTGCCTGGTATTGAAACTCATCAATCCGACACATTCCTACAAAAAGCAACTGCACTCAAGAACTGGATGGCAACAATAGAGCATGTTAACGGCGCATACGGCAATGACATCCAAAACATATCCAACACATACAAAAATTTACCAATTGAACACATTTCAAACATAATAGTCGAGACGCTACGCAGTTTACAAATATTCACAAACAAAGACCTTTTAGCACAACTCAAAAAGGGCGTGAAATGGGTAAATGAAGGTGTAAGTACGCGACCATGGGCGCTGCTCACAGAAGCTCTCACAAAAGCCGACACAAGGAAAAGCTCCGAATGGATAGCCTCTCTCGCATGGCACGAACTCGCAAACAAGCCTTACTGCGTTACCGACATGACGCTCGACGAAGGGAAAAATATGACAAAGTATATTCACGAAAAGGGCATACGTGACTTTGTCATATTTGATGATGGCGCCTATTCAGGTTCGCAAAAGGCTGCCTCCATATTTGTGGACACATGGACAGAACTTTTCAATGAATCATTCAACATTTTTGTAGCTATACCCTTCTATACAAAAGTAGCTCTGGACAAGTTTAGAGAGGCGGCGAGTGTCGACAATAAATTCAATCTAAACACGGTCATAGAGGACAAGAAGGCACAATGTACTATATATCGCGACATAGCCACGCATAGATACATCTATATATGGAAGGGCGGCATCGAGATGCCAAGCACACTTGACGTCATTTATCAAAAAACACAGGATGTACTGAAGCCTCTTAATCAATTTGCACTGAACATTTGCCACGAACTGTCAAAAACAATATTTAACACCATTTTTAAAGGGGGTGCATCATTGACCATATTCGAGCATAAAATACCCGACGCACTGTCGTTACCATCGCCAATCGGGAAGCTTTTTATGATACACATGGGCGACGATTACAAATTAACGCCGCCATACAAACACAATGCGTCAGCTCCCGACCCACAGAAAACCTTCCAGTGTGTTGGTGGCTCCATCAACAAATATATCACATACAAGGGCCATCGCCATGTGATTCATACTTCGAAACGTGGCAATAAATACATTTTGAAGAATAAAAAAAAGATATACATATAATTTGTTTTTATTTACCGCCCTCGTGGCCGCTGCAGTAAAAGTCAATAGTGAAGCTTGCATCCTCATCGTTCAAATCGTAGAGGTCGCCATCCGTGTTGAGTATTTTCACACGAAGTCGCTGGACTCTTTGTTGACTCTGTAACAGAGGCGAGTACATGTATTGCACTTGTTCAACCACAGACTGCGGAGACCGCGAAGATAGAAGTATGGCAGTTGCGCGGTTGCAAACAGAGTTGACAGACTGCATGGCCTCAATATCGGTGATGCGAATAATCATGTCTGTGTCATTCACAATCTTGAAGGCCGACGTCGCCGCCGCCGAGTTTTCGTATTGCACAGTGCCTGCAGGTGCGGAAAATGTCGCACCTGAGCGGTGCAAGCATATACCGTTCGCAAATCCTAGGACCTTCAGTAGTTTACAAGAAGGAATGGCGAAGTAAGTTGTCGCATAAGACCCGGCGAATGTGAAATCTACTTTTTGTGTGTCCGGATTCACTATGAAATGGACATCGTATGCGTTCAACAAGTTATTGATTTCCGCCAATAAATCGGTTATGTTCTGGTTGTAGTCGCCCTTTGATAGGCGTAGAGTTCCTGTCGTTGAGCCATCCACGACAAACGAAAACACATTGTTGTTGGCATTGATGAGCGGCTCGGGTGTGTATTTGAAATTACGCACAGCCACACCTTGAACATGATTAATTGTTGTAGGCAGGTCTACCGCAAAATCAGACGAAGATGGATATATTTGTGCGTCACGGTGACTCACTGACAGAAATATAGTTCGAATGAGCCCCAAGTTAGCAGGGGTGCTGTTCATATTGTTCATATTGGCCTATAGGCGCCTTCTAAAATCGGAGCGAGAATTAAAATCATATAATGCCGGCATTGGCGTAGGGGGGCGTAGGGGGGCGTAGATGGCCATGGACGTTGCTGCTACTGCGGCTTCGGTGTAAGCCTTTAAGCTATGACTCGGTTTTTTGGGCTGGGCGCGTGCATGATGTTCGTTGAATCGATGTGCTCAAAAAAAGGACATGCACATAGTTTGCTTTCACCACCCACAACACCCACAAAACCCAGCAACAACAGCCAGCAACCCACAACAGTCCGCAGCACCCATGTACGACGAATACGTCTGGCTTGTTGTATGCGGAGCCTTCATGTGCTTCACGATGGCGTGGGGCATCGGCGCCAACGACGTGGCCAACTCCTTCGGTACCACAGTCGGCGCGAAGACCATCTCGCTAAAGCAAGCCTGTCTGATTGCCGCCGTCTTTGAGTTCACCGGCGCAATGACGCTAGGCCGCGTGGTCACGAAAACGATCTCCGGCGAAATTGCCAGCCTTGACGCGTTTGCAAAGGACCCGGATATCTTCATGTACGGCATGCTCAGTGCCTTGACCGCCTCCACCATCTGGCTTTACTATGCGACCTACATGGAGTGGCCCGTATCCACTACGCACTCCATCATCGGTGGCGTTGTCGGCTTCGCGCTTGCGTTCAAGGGCGGTGACGCGGTTATCTGGAACGAGGAGACACAGGAGTTCCCCTTCCGCAAAGGAATCACCGTCATCGTCATATCGTGGTTCACGTCGCCCGTGTTTGCTTGCGTGGGCGCGGCCATCATCTTCTGGCTGTGCCGCACGCTCGTTCTGCGCCGCGAGAACTCCTTCCAGAAGTCATTCTACGTGCTGCCTGCCGCCATCATGCTGACGCTGTTCATCAACGTCTTCTTCGTGCTGTCAAAGGGCGCTGGCAAAATGTTGCTCGACGACGCCAAGAAGCCGGGCGGCGACCAGTCGTGGTGCTCCAATCCCGGTTGCGCCGACGTCAAGGATGCCACGGGCGCAGTCACCGATAAGAACGGCATCAACACGGACAAGGCAGGTTGGGTGGCTGTCGCCGCTGCTGGTGGCGTTGCCGTGTTCGGATCTGGCATTCTCATCCCACTGCTAAAGCGCCACGCAGTCCGTAAGTTCGAGAACAAAGAGAATGGGTCTGTCGGCTCTGTCGATATTAAGGCATCGGATGCGGAGAATGTGGACAGCACGGCGGGCGCCGATAGCTTCATGGGCAAAATAAAGCGACTGGCACTGTCGGGCGTGAATCAGGACATCCACGCCGTCATCCAGACCGACGACGAGGTCTTCGCCATGCACGAGGCCGTGGAGCAGTTCGACCCCAAGACCGAGATATCCTTCCAGTACCTGCAGGTCTTCTCGGCGATATGCGTCTCCTTCGCTCACGGTGCCAATGACGTTGCCAACGCATGCGGCCCTCTGTCGGCCATTTATGCCGTCTACGAGGTCTCGAGCACCTTCAAAAAGAAGATGGTGAAGGAGGCGGAGGTGCCCGTCTGGGTGCTCATCATCGGCGCTGTCGGCCTGGTCATTGGGCTGGGCACATACGGCTATAACATCATGCGGGCGCTGGGCGTGCGTATGGCGGCCATGACACCGTCGCGCGGCTACTCGGCCGAGCTGGCCACGTCGTTGGTCATCTCGATCGCCTCGGCCTACGGCATGCCCATCTCTACGACGCATACCATCACGGGTGCCGTTGTGGGCGTCGGCCTGATGGAGGGCCGCAAGGGCGTCAATTGGAAGCACCTGGCCAAAACGTTCACATCGTGGGTCTTTACCCTCATCTTTGTCGGCTTGTTCAGTGCGGCGCTGTTCTCCCAAGGCGCCTATGCGCCGTCGGTCCAGGGCAACCGCGAGGTCCAGGCGCTGGCCAAGACGATTAACAAGCTCAGCGCGTCCAAGTGCATCGAAATCTTTGGCAAGGCATCTGGCAAGACCACTTGCAATGTCTAAGTGCGTAAGAGCTTCACGGAGCAGAACACGTTCCGTCCCGTGTCTCTTTTTTGATTTTTTTGCCATACGGGTGTAAACGTGTCAACATATGCAAAGCCCATACGCCGATGCGCTGATCGTCCATGGTCGAAGAGCGGTCCATCAAGATCACAGGCGCCAAAGTGTCGACCGATCGCGTGACCGCCGGGTTCGACGCGGACACGGGCGACCTACCACGTTTCTATGCACACATCCATGCGTTGCTAACAGGGGTCTTTCCAAGCCTCAAGCACCCACACATGGCTGCTTTTGTTGCTGAACATGCGCAACCTTTGAATTACCATCCCCGCCATCATCGACACTCGCCCAAAAATACTCACCGAACACTGCTGAAATACTTGGAGGTAAATTGCAAAAAACATAACAAACAAAGGCTCCTGCTAAGAAAAGCAAGTAATGGATAATGATATTATAGATATCGCGCTAGATGCGGTGAAGTGCGGTAAATATTATCCCATCGAGCCTAATATTTACCCAGTAGACATTGTTCATTTGCGCTGAGGTGCAAAAAATAAGTTACATTTTACTCTATTTTACTTTTTGCGGAAAACGGCCCAACGATTTAGGCCGCTGAACCGACGCTGCACACCCTCGCGTGCTAGCTTGTCCATGATATGTTTTAGGTCGCCTTGCTTGCGGCTCTCGCGGTCAAAGGTTGTGCTGAAAAGCTCACTCGAGTGCAGCTCAAGGCCCACACCAGCAGCATGCTCTTTTAGAACGCTGAAGGGCACGAGGTATTCCTTGAAAGATTGGCGCGTGGTCTCGAGGTACACATGGATATCCTTAGAGTACGCATCACCCGTTGCAGGGCTGAAGCTTTCGTAGCCTTTGTGAATCGCCCAAACAGTGTTGCCACCAACCTTGCCTGTCACAACAGGGCCCTCGCTGCGCAGCAACTCATTCACCGTCTCACCATCCATGAAAGAAGTCATGAAATACCCGCCCTCACGAAGGTGGTCCGCCACATTGCGCAGGAAGCCATCAAGCCTATCAATGCTCTCAAAGAAATAGTGGATGGCAAATTGGCACGAGACAGCGTCGAACTTTGGCGTCGACCGTTGCGCAAACGCGGCGGCCACGGGAGCCACGTAGCTCACCACATTTGTCTTTGTCAGCGAACGCCATAGGTCCTCGCTCTCAGGAGAATCCACGAAGGCCTCACCCGTCGTGAACGACTTGCCACAATCGCCAATCATGAAGGCCATCGTCGGTGGCGGATGTGCATCGCCGCGCGCCGCGGACTCAGCAGCACTGCGAATGGCACGCGCGTACGCACCGTTCATCGAGTCGCAAATATTGTTACGGTTTAGGTCCACGCCCACAACCACCGAGTACCCCGAATCTGCCCACCGCGACATGTCGCCCGCCTGTCCGCATGCCAGCTCCAGCAGCCGGCGACGGTAACTCACCGTGGGCGCCTCGAACAGTTGCTTCTTGATGACCAGATTGTGAAAATTCTGCATGTTGACCGACAGCAGATGGTAACGAGCAATGTCGCGCGCATAATAGCGCTCCTCAACGCCGGCTTGTTTTGCCTCAATGTCGGCCATGGTGATGCGCTCCACGCCCGTTATCATCTCAGGCGTCACTGGCTCGTGAATGGTCATCCAAATATTGCGCGCCGTGGACATGTCGTTGGCCGCACGCGAAATGTTCCGCGACGCCCGATACAGGCGCGTCTTGTCCTCGCGAACGCGCATTGCCCGCCACTCACCAGCTTGACCCTCTTTTTGTTCCCATTGGCACTCCACAATGGTGTCGTCCGTTACGACGTCGCCCTCGAGTGCACGGCAGTGGCCATCTTGGCTTTGCTCCAGCCAAAGGCGATTGGCGTTCTCCTCAATATAAGTGTGTGGCAGAAAGGGCGCGGGCTCGTAGCGCTCGCGTGCTGCCACAATTTGTGCGCGCTCCTCGGGGTCGTGCAGGTAGCGCATGCCATCGTCCACTGTGATGGGCGTGTTTTTGACCATGTTGAAGCCGCACATCAGCTCGAATCCTTGGCGATCGGGACGCTGCTCGGGCACTGCCCGCACTAGGAAATCAATCGAGTTCATGTGTGCGGGCTTCCACTTGAACACGCGGTCCCATCGCGACATCTCGGGCGCCACAGAAACGGGGCGGCGATTTGCGTAGACGCCCCACACATATAGGTTGGCCGGCGTGAAAATGAGACCGTCGTTCGCATAGGGCAGTTTTTGGGCATCGAGAAGCGTTGCCTTGGCCGCCTCGAAAATCGCTAGCCCGCTTGCGCGCCGATGCTTCTTCACACCGAGCGCAATGTTGGCACCCGCCATGTTCCAGAAACCAAGGTCCTCAAACATGTCTTTTAGGATGTCGTAACGCCCCTTTCCCACGTCAGGGTCCTCGTTCTGCGCATCTTCCGCGCCTACGCCACCTGCTTGTTCGCCGCCGCGTCCCTCGCCTCGCCCACGGCCCTGTCCGCGACCATGTCCACGTCCGGGTCCGCCACGATGGCGCGGATGTTGTTCGCGCTCGTCGGCAAATAGGGGGCGGTTGATCAGGTTCTGGCCGTTGCGAAAGTACACATCAAAGGCCGCAAACATGCTCTTTTGACCTGGGAAGCGCATCGCCGATGCATCAATGTATTCGCCATCCACCACCGAACCATGCAGCCGAGGCGATTTTGCAACGATGCCTGTGCTGCGAACCTCGAGCGAATTATTAATGAGAAAGCACCGTCCATCCTTGTGCACGTACAAGAGCATGCGCTCGCCGTCGGCCTTGTCCGTGACACAGTAGTCGCTTTGAATCGACACGGCGCCGTAGCGGGTCTCCGGGTCGATAAGATGCACTTGCTCGAGCGTCACTGGCTTGGGCGCAAGAAAGAACGGCCGCTCGTCACGCGGCTCGCCCTGACGCGGGCGTCTGCGCGCCGCCACGATAAGCTTGCCAAATGCCACGAGAACATCCTCGTGCTCGGTGTGGCGCATTGGCACCGGCTCGTTGCGAGCAATTGCTGCGAGACGCATGCCGTGGCGGTAAAAGTTGCGCGCGTGTTGGCCGGAGGGCGCCGTTGCTGGGCGGCGACCGTCGTTCTGCCCGCGCGCGTTGGCGACCTTGTGGTTCCATCGCGCCCGCACATGGTGCGACACGTTGGGGTTAACCGCGGTTTCCTCGAGTGCGCTTCTTAGTGTTGTTGTATTGTTGTTAGTGTCCATATTTCGCTCGAGCGTAACTTGATAGACAATGCCGGTCTCCATATGTTTATGCTCAAATATCTTCTTAAGCCGATGAAATTTGGGCACCGACGACCACCATGACCGTGCGACATCTGCAGGCGCCTCCTCGAGCTCCAGGACAACGCTCGATTTCATGGGAACGCAGTATGTGTCCTCCATGCGGCGCGTGTCCTTGACGAGGCTCAGCATCCACCGCGCCGGCACCAACCACGGATTCGCTGTGTCGCAATACACTTTTATGTTTTGGATGCCGTCGATTTGCACACACCAGCCGTGGTAGTCACCGTCGCCAATGATAATTTCCAGGCGCTCTTGCAACACGCTCGACGCAACATCCGGCAACGAAGTGAGAATACTCTCAATTGTTTCAAAGGACGCCAAATCGTGAGACGAAGCGGCCGCGATCTCGAAATCCCACCAGGCATTTTCATACTGAACCCACTGGTCCTCAAGTGCCCGCATGATAATGCCTGGCTCCGCCATGATATTTATTAAGGCTCAAACCTATATTACAAAAACAATCCTTTTTTGTGCCTTAAGTACGCGAGGCTTCGAGCCATTTGTGCCGACCCCCATATAGCATCACCGTTGCCTCCTTTGTAGTGGAACGCATGGCCTCTTCCGGCAGTGCAGTCGCGCTCGTGCCCAAGATGTGTGTGAGAATGTCCGTCAACGATGCCCATTGTTGTGGCGTCGCACGCTCAAGGTACGGGCGCGGCCGCTCAAAGAACCACCCTGCTTCGTAGCACTTGCGTCGACCCATGACCGCAACATGCAGAGGGTCGTTCAAGAACGCAAGCATTTTATGGCGCAGATATTCTGCGAGGTCGTCGCGTCGCTCATTTGCATACGTGGCCGTCAGGGGGTCCGCGCGCGCCATGAGAAAATGTGAGAGCGAACGGTGCGCTTTGCCAGGGCGGGCAGTTTGCACCACGGTCGCCACAGAGTTTCCCAACACCCCAACGCCACCATTGCCCGCGCGAAATTCGCGCTTGAATAATTCTGCGTATTCCGGAGATTGTTCGTACTCCTTGCACGCATCCAACTCCAAGTCGCGCACCGTGTCCGTCATGGGCAGTGCCCGTAGAATTTCTTGAAATCCCATTTTTATTTCACTTCTTACCAACTATAACTCTATACCAATTCTCTAAGTCCATTTTTGCGCGCGACGGGGATCGAACCCGCGACCTTTTGCTTACAAGGCAAACGCTCTACCAACTGAGCTACACACGCTTCCAAACTCTAGTAAATAATAAAGCTTTAAATAGAAATGCACGAAATTCTGCCAAATCTGTTCTTGTCGAACTACGGCGATGTGATGGATCATACCGGTGCCTGTTTTGTTTGCAATTGCACGAAAAACCTGCCAATGAAATGTGAAAATGGCACTCGTTTAGCCGTGGACGATGACTGCTCCAGTGAAAGTATGGATATTATGTTTAATGAGTTCGATCGCATAGTTCAGCAAATTGATGATGCCTTAATAAGTGGGCAAGATGTGATTGTTCATTGCCTTGGTGGGCAGCAAAGAAGCCCTGCTGTTATTTGTGCGTACCTGATGGCAAAACACCGTTTTAACCTTGAAGATGCTGTACGGTACATTCGAAACTGCAAGCGCGATGCGTTCTTTTGGCAGGTCAATTTTAAGACTGCACTAGAGCGCTATTGGGACATGCATAGGCAGTGACTCTTTCGTGAGGTCGCCTTGCTCGAAGCGACTGCTCGCATTAAATGGCTTTGCAAATTTCTTTTTCAATAGGTTGAATTTTAGAGTCGTCATACCGCCAACGATTGCGGGAATTTGTTTTGCAGCGGCAATTACTTCTACTGCAGCATCTTCTGTGTCATCGCCATCATTCACTACTCTGGGCGGCGGCGCTATAGCTCCCAAGCGAGCCGCCTTTCCCTCGGCAATCGCTGCCGCCGCCGCAAGGGCAAAATTCTCTGTCAAAATAGACCGAAGACGCTCATACTTTTCAAGCTCAACGCGGTTCTTATTGCAAAATGCCATGAACTGCTCTATTTGTTTTAGCACATCTTCGTCAACCCATCGCAAGTTAATAAAAATCCCATTGTTGTTTCGCGAGTACTCGCATTTTGTGCTGTGAAGGATTTTAAAGAGCTCGTCCATTTCAGTCGTGCTCAAGCTTGAAACTGCCGACAAAATGTGTTGGCATCGCTCCATGCGGCTGGCAGTTGTTGATTCGGTAGTGGTCATCATCTTATAGATATTATTCGAGGCATAAGCTTTAAGCTCGGCGGATGTCGGCAATTAAATTGCGTAACACTCGTTTTTCTTCGTCCGTCCCCGCAAATGGACGTATGTATACATCTTTGAAGCGCGGAGGTATGCGGTTATCAATTGCCATTTCTACAAAATTCGTCCATCGTGGGTCTTCCTTGCCTTTTAATACAGCCAATAGCAGACGCTTGTTTTGGCCGTATTTTTCTCCTATCGTGCGCCCATAATACCACGGTACCATTGTTATGTTATATGAAGTTTTGAAAAATAAATGGACATGCTTATAAATGTATCGCTATCGGACCTTTTGCTTAGATGTAACTGTAAAATAAGCATTTATGGGTTTTAAGAGATCTGAAGTTACTATCTATGTTGTTATTTTGTCATTAATTGTAAATGCAATTCC